AATGCTGCCACAGATACGGTCAGTGTTGGAGATAAGACTGGGTTCGCCTTGTCCAGTGCTGCGAATGATGCGATTGGTGCGGCGTTCCTTGCATATACGTTGACCAAGGGTGCCCCAGGTACGGTTGAACGGGCGTTCTGGCAAGCACTCAAGACTCAAGCTGCTACAGATGGTGAGGTTTCAGGAACGCCAACAGCATCCGAGTTCGACACTAACTTGACTGCGGTTACAGGAGCATACGACCACCTGTTACTGCTGTTCACCTCTGGTTCACTGGCGGGCGAAGCTCGACCGATCTCGACCTACAACAATACGAATGGTCGTGTTGTACTGCAAGATCCGTTGACTGCGGCTCCGAGTGCTGCGGACGAGTTTATTATCGTTCCAGATCATACGACACCTGAATCAGATATTGCTGATGCGATCCTTAGTCGCAATGTTAGCAATGTAGAAGTCGGATTGGGCGAGCATACACTCGGAACGATTGTGTTGTGCATCCTAGAATCTGTGCGATCTGGAACCACTTGGACGATCAAGCGAAGTGATTCCACTACGACACATGTAACCAAGACGTTGACTCTCGATCCCGGTGCTGACCCTGTTATTGGAGTTGACTGATGTGGATTTTCGAGTGGGTCTTTGGCTGGTTTGGTTCTCCGAGTGATGCACCAAGGGTTGGCATTCACTTTCTGGTTGAGCCAAATGAGCTTGATTTAATACCACAGATTGAGCAGCTTGATTTTATTGAGCAGACAGAAGATATTGACATGATGGTTCACTAAGGAAGAGTCATGGCATTCATAAAAATACCAAGCAATAAGAAGATTAGTGTAGGGGATATTGAACTTGTGGTGATTGACTACACGTTCAAGTTAAAGTCCGGAGAAACACTAGTCAGTGCTAACTTGTCCGTGGCTGAAGTTACTGGATTTCTAGCATCTATCACGGATGAAGCCATCAATACCACTGAATTTGTCTTTGGTGATAGCAATAGGACAGTTGCAGTAAGTCATGCGGTTAAGTTTTCGGTAGAGGGAACTAGCACTGGAACTGCAAATATTACAATATCTGTTGACACAAGCCTTAATCGGCGTTTTGTAAGAACACTAGAATTACAGGTTATATCTTAGTAGTGGATCAGAAACCGAACTCTGAATACGTCTCAAAGATACTTGGCATTGTTAACAATCTTAGTCAGAACAAGCACAAGACTGAGATGGTATTGCAGATACTAGACAAGATTAATCGCAGTGGAATCTCGATTGACGATGATTTTTGGGGCTTAATTGATGTGTCTGCCACTATAAAAAAGGGCAACACTACAAATATCAAAGTAAGCTTTACAAAAAATTATCAAATTAATTAGTCGCTATTGTGACAATATAGACAAAGTTGGTATATTAGACGCTTGGTCCGAGATAAGGCCCAATCTCTTAATACAGGGATTGGGTCTTTTTTTATGGAGTTGTCGGATGGAATCTAATAAGAAGCGGATGGGTAAGTTCTTTTACGAAAAGGACGAAGAGAGTGGGGAAGAATTTGTAGTCTATCCTTCCATCCCTATCTTTGATGAGCATGAGGGAGAGGATGGAACTGTCTACGACAGGGAAGTTCTTGCTCACATTGCCCAGAATAACAATGACAGGATTGAGGATACGGACGACCTTTGCCCTATTGTCGGTTGGCATACTCCACAGGAGGACGAGTACGATCCGGATAAAGATCCTCCAATCATTGGTTGGGCTGAAAACTTCAGGGTAGAAGACTTTGGCAACAAGCGACCTAGAGGCTGCATCTTTTGCACCTTCAAGATCTACAAGAAGTTCCACGATTACTTCAAGTCTCACCCTCGTAGATCGGTTGAGATCTGGCCTGAGGACGATCCGAAACAGCGATACATTGATCCGATTGCCGTATTGGCTGGAGTAACTCCCAAGCGAGACCTGGGATACCTGTACTCCAAATCGACTTCCGAAGGACCGGAAGTCCTAGAGCCTATGCGGTATAGCCAGAAGAATCGGTCTTCTAAGCTCAAGTACGAGATGGCATATCCCGGCGGTGGTAACACATATGTTACCAGTGGTACTGAGCGTAAGAAGAATAGCAGGGCGGATTCTGTCTCTGTTCAGTACGAGCAATCGTTCTCCGAACTAGACAGGCAATTGCAGTCTGACTTGTTTGGGTATGAAGGCACTCATGGACAGGCTCCTTTCAAGCCGCCCGGAGCGGGTTCTGCCTTTGTGTCTGGCATGGCATCTAGCCTGTTGGATGGCATGAAGGGCAAGAACGATGGAGGGAATAAGGAACCGGCTAAGGAAATGGAAGTGCCAGAGGCAGATGTTTCTGGTGGGGTAGAGGCTCCTCCTACGCCGGAAGAGGCTGCGGATGCAAAGGCTAAGACTCCACCACCTCCCCCACCTACAGAAGGTGGCATGGACATGGGGGCATTGGCTGAAGCTGGCAAGGCAGCATTGCCAGAGCAGAACGACAAACCGGGACCAAAAGACCCTAGGAGGACCAAGGCTCCTAAGAAGGATCAGGTCAAGGGGAGTGATGAAAATCCCAAAGGTTCTGCCTCTAAGGAGAACGAGAAGATTGACCTGAGTGATGAGACAGAATCTTCTCTCAAAAAGAAGTTGGAGTCTCACAACAAAAAGGGCAAGGGTTCGGAAGCTACGCTGGGAGCATTGAAGAGCGTCTGGCGTAGAGGTGCTGGGGCATACAGCAGCAGCCATCACCCCAAGATGTCTCGCAGTGGTTGGGCTATGGCTAGGGTCAATGCATTTCTGGAGCTTCTAGAAAAGGGCAAGCCTAGTAACTCTGATTACACGCAGGATTATGATTTACTGCCTTCCGGTCATCCAAAGAAAAGTAAGAATCAAAAACAAACCAGTGATAGTTCTGGATTTAAATATGCCAAGCAGGGCAATGACGTAACTTCTCAACTTATGGGAGAACCTACAATGGCTTTATCTGACCAAGAAATGGGCCAGATCGTCCAAGGTGTGGAGACTCTCGTCCAAGACTTGCTTCAGCAGCAACTCCCCGGCTTAATTCAAAAAGCCATGGGTGAGCCAATGCCTGAAGATACTTTGGCAGAGGACGAGGCTACGGCTGAGTCTGAAGATGCCGAGGAAGGTGTTCTGGATGAAGTCATCATGGGTGACGATATGGAAGAAATGCCCGAGCAAAATGCCAAGAAGTCCAAGGACGATGAGGACAAGGACGAAAAAGAAAAGAATGGCATGATGTATGGGAAGGACTCAGAAGACTATGGAAAAGATTCTGAGGACAAAGAAATGTATGGTGGCGGGTGCGGAAAGGAGAATTATGAGGAAGACATGAAAATGGCAAAGATGATGTTTGCCAAGGCATGTAGCTCATACAAGCTCGACTCTGCCAATGCTGACATTGAAGGTGCTAAGCAATACATGGCATCACTGGATGATTCGGATAAAGAATCAATCAGTCGCTATGTGGATAGCAGCGAGAGTAGTGAGCAGGAGAAACAACTGTACTCTAAGGTCTCTGTCAAATCAGAGAACAGCGAGCAGTACTCAAAGGCCAAGCGAGAGGCCAAAGCTTACTATCAAAAGAAGCTTCAGGAAGAGACCATCAAGTACCAAAAGGTACAGCAGGCTAATCGCAAGCTGATGGATGAGCTTGTCTCCATGAAGTCGGATTTGGCTGAGTCTCGAAAGAAAGAGCGTTACAGCAAGATTTCGAGTCGGTTGGCTGATCTTGAAAAAGATGGCTACTGCTTTGACCGAGAGAAAGAAATTTCTTTCTGCATGAATCTTACTGACGATCAGGTCAACGAGCATATCTCTGAGCGAATCCCAATGCATTATGCAAAGGCTCCGTTTGGCGACATGATCCCTGTTGTCGAGAGCGAAAGAATTACTCCTGCTCCTAGCAAGAGTGAGAAATATGCCAAGGCTGCTTCAGACGCAACTATTAGCCTTCGGGACAATGGTTTGCGTGGCTTGAAGTATAAGAAGGTCTTGGATTGGATGTGTGAAAACGACACCGACCGTACCCCAAGTGCAGATGAACTTGGTTATTAAGAAGGAGACATGAAATGGCGGATGTTATCAGCTTGAAGGCTGGGGGTAATATCAACCCCTCTGTGTTTGTTGAACTGGATGCAACGGCAGATGCGACCGTTATTCAGGGTGATGCTTCAACCGTATTGGCCTTTGGAGTTTCGGGAGAATCGACCGAAGATGCTCCGGGCCTTAGCGGTGCAAGCAGCTACCACGCTTCTGTTAATTCAGAAGCTGTAAAAGTCTATGGTCCGGGCGAAAGCTGCCTGCTTACCGCAGGTGCTGCTGTTACCCGTGGCTCTTTGCTCAAGTGCAATGCAAGTGGTCAGGGCGTCTTGGCTACGACAGGCACTTATGCAAATGCAGTTGCTGTTGAATCAGCCGGTGGTGCTGGTGAGCTAATTCGAGTTCGAGTGACTGACCCCGTTTACGTTCCCTAATTGAACTAAACGAACAATAAAGAAAGTGAGATTGAATTATGGCAGCGCAATTTCCGGGGCAGTTTAATACTTATGTCCCTAACACGGAATCGTCGAAGAATCTTGTAGCGGATTTCTCTCGAAATCCAGAAGACTTCGCCCTACCTCAATACGTTCAGTACGTCCCGGTAGAGAAGAACAAAGGCTTCTACACCGAGATGACTGTTGAGATGGCTGGTCGTATTGTTAACCCTCATGACTCCCGATGGGCTGATGGGGATTATCAACCACGGCTAACTGGTAGCACTGAGAAGTTTGAGTTCAAGCCATTCCAAGCTCAACGCCACATCTATGGCTTTGAAATTGGCGAGATGGCTGCTGATCAAGCTTCTTGGGACATCTTGGCTCAGTTGGCTCGTCACGCTGCACAGCGAGCGATGACCAACCGAACCTTGGATCTCATTACCTTTGCCTCTAATACCTCGAACTACTTGAGCGCATCTCATGTGTTCAACGTAGCTTCTGCCCCCATCACGTTGGCTGGTCGGCTTGATGCCGCATTGTCAACCAACATGGATATCAAGAAGACTCTTGATTACTGTGCAGAGTTCATTCACATCCAGACTCTTGGTGCTGTTACTCAGGACCAGATCATGTTTGTGATGAATCCGACCACGGCACGGGCTTTGTCCAACACTCAGGAACTTCGTGACACTGTCAAGCAGTCTCCAATGGCTCAGCAGTTGATCGAAGCTCAGCTTGGTCCTTGGACTCAATGGGGTCTTCCGGGTGAATTGTACGGATACAAGATCATCATTGAGAACACTGTCCGAGTCAGCACTAAGAAGGGTGCTACGACCAGTAAAGACTTCGTCCTTGGTGACGGAAACATTCTGGTCATGAGCCGTCCCGGTGGTCTGGAAGGCGTCGAAGGGGCTCCTTCGTTCTCCTCCTACACTGCCTTCATCAAAGATGAAATGATCGTTGAGCAGAAGCACGATCAAGATAACAAGCTCTACACTGGGCGTGTTATTGACACGTTTGACTTCCGTCAAACTGCTCCTCTTGCTTCTATGATCATTACGAATGCTTTGACATAGTCGTGAATTGCACCGCTCCCCCTCTGGTGGTGCAGGGGTTGTCCCGGATTTCCGGGGCAACCCTTTTTCTCGTACAGGAGATCCCATATGGCAAACTACGCAGACTCAACCGATATGATTGAGAGATATTCAGCCGGTCTCCTTGGGGATCTTGTTAGCGATGACGGGGCTAGAGTCCCTGCATCGGGCCTTAGTGGCAATTCAAAAATGACCGTAGCTCTCAGGACTGCTACGGGGTATGTAAAATCGCACCTTCGGCAAGCAGATAGATACACAGATGCTGTGCTTGAGGGGATATCTGACCCGGCTAGTGCTTACTACGATTCTGAGTCTGCCGAAATGCTTGCGGACCTTACATGTAGGATTGCGTTTTGGCACCTATGGAAGCGCAAGCCCTGGAGTGATACGCATGAATCCGCCAGAAAGCAGGCGGAAGACGACTACAAAACAACTCTAGATATGCTCAGAAAGGGTACAATAGTTCTGGATGATGGTGCATCTCCAGATGCTGGAAAGCCCGAGAGTATCGGAATTAAGTCCACTCAGCTTAAAACCATGTGGAGCCAGATTGGACGAGGACGCTGGTATCCAAACAATAAGAATGTCCCATAGGAGTTATTAAATGTCTGTTGCACATTATTACGCTGGTCCCGCCGCAGTAACATTTACTCCGAGGGATACATCTAGCGGATTGCTTGTTCCCGGTCAGGCTGTTGTTCTTGGTATTAACCGAGATGCCATTCCTGTTATTACGCAGCCTAAATTTGCTGACGTAATGAGTGACGATTGGGGCGGAGAAAATGGCGTCCCTTCTGACTCTCAGTACATGGGAGCCATTGCTGTTATCCAGCTTAGCCTGATCAAGTTTGAGCTTGCTGCTATTGATAGGCTAATGACTGGGGCATCTCATTACACTAGCTCAACTTGGAATACTGCGGGTGAGGGTTTTCCTTTTGGTGGACTGATTCGTGCTGGAGGACTGATGGGTCAGCTTGTCCTTAACTCAGCCAACGCAGCATATACAGACTCGACAAAAACAAATGCAAAAGTGATGACATTTCCTTATGTTTTTGTTCGCAATGGAGGAAGTGTAAATCAGGGGACGGCTGCTGCTTCTTACGACCTACAGTTTGAAGCTTGGATGAACGCCTCGTTGACTCGACAACTTTACACTGTGGCATACACCACACCTACCTAATTCTTATACAGAGGGATCGTAACATGGAAACTTTAGAAGCTGCTGAACGTGCTATTTTTGAGACAAAGGTAAATGGGGTAGACCGTTGCTACGATCCGTGGACGGTCTACTCTACCCTTTACTTTGCCAATGACATTGTTGGATTGCATGAAAAGTCCAACTCTGACGCATTGAAAAACTCCGAGAGACTAGCAGCCCAAGATGAATTCCTGTCGGTAATCCGTCAGGCATTCAATGTTAAGAGTATTGAAGAGGCGGGCAAGGATGGACTTACCAAGGAAGAGTGTGCCGAACTGTTTGAGCAGTTTATTGTTTTCCTTGAAGACTTCAAAAAAAAACAGCCTACATTGCTGAGCAAGTTAGTACTTACGGATTACAGTGGTTTGGTGGAGAAATTACAACAGGAATTAGATTCATCCTTGCAGTCCAGCGAGAGCGAGTCTTCTACCATCAGTCCTACAAATACTTAAACGCAATTGATTCTTCTGATAACAGAAGGGAGCTTCCTTGGTTTGCAAATTTGCATAGAGATCCGGCTGAAGGAGAACTGATTTACAATCGCTATACAGCCAATGTGCAAAACAAAAAAGACATGGAAGACATGATTGCTGAAAACAGAAACTTCAATGTGGGGTAATTCAAAATGCCATTCATGGCTGCTTTAGGTCCAGTGCTTCGTGCAGGGGCAGGCATGCTTGCCAGTGGTGGCGGCACTGCTGCCCGTGCTACTGGGAGTGCTTTAAGCTCTCAAGGCATGAAGCAGGCTGTTGTTCAGGGCGTGGGGCAGGCTGCATTGTCTGGTGGCATGGGTGGTGGCGGTGGTCAAATGGGAGGCATCCTTAATATCGGAGCCTCAATGAAGGCAGGTGCTGCTAGGACTGCTGTTAGTCTTGGCACAGGAAGCCTTGATGCCATGGGGGCTGCTGCTGATCCAAGAACAGCCTCTGTCATTAAAGGCGGTCTTGATGTATTTAAAGACACTGTTGGAACTGCGGCAAAAGCACTTTCCCCCATATCCATGATTAATCCTAAGACATGGCTTGAGATTGGCCAGTCTGTTATGGGACTGCCAAACAAAATGGCAAAGCTGGGTGACGCTGCAATTGCTGCGGCTAAAGAGCTTGCTGGTTTTAGCGGTGCCATGGGAGAAGCTGCTATTGAGCAAGCCTTCGGTGATCTTCGGCGGAGCATACAAAAAGCCCAGCAGACAGGCCAAAGTACTCTCTCTCTAACACGCAGGACTGAAGAGCTAAAAGATAGTTTTCTTCCGATACAAAACGCGATAACAAATGTAACAAACTACCTTTTAGAAATGGGTGTAGAGCTTGTTATAGCAATGCTCCCACTTGTTCAGGGCCTGTTTGAAGTCCTCAAAAAGCTTCTGATTTGGACGCTAAAACTGGTTTCTTATGCCGTTGATTTTATTGAATGGTGGTGGGGGCAAGATGGTCTTGGAGAAATAATTAGGAAGCAGGCTGATAAAATTGCACAAGTAGAAATTAATACTAGAAAAGAAGACAGTCGCGGCCCGTTGGAAGATCTTCTTCAGGACATTGCTGCGGGTGGTCTCATTAGATGAGTGAGGTCGTAAATCATGCCAGCATCTTACGGTAGAGGCAATCGCTTAAATTACAATGGGACGACTGTACATGATGTGCTTACAAAGAGTGTTTCTGAAGAAGTAGTTTACGATTCAACCAACACTGACAGAGTGGCAACTAAGGTTGTTGTGACTCTTAACGGCTTGCTGTCAGTTGCAGCGATGGATGACGGCGGACCTGCTACGGTAGATCGTCAAGACCCTGCATCTCCAGAGACAGAAGGTAGCAGGTTTGATTACACTCTAAATAAACTAAACGACAATCGTAAGTGGTTTATTTACTGGGTGGGTGACGACCCTCTCTACGCTATCTGGCCAATCGAATTTTGGCATCTTAGGCACAGGAATATAGATGACGCACCAAGCGGACTGACTGAAGATTTTGTTGCAGAAAACTGGTGGAGTGCTGGGCTTTATGACAGTGCAAAGATTCAGACAAGCATTGTCAATATAGTATCTGACAGGACTGCTAGGGTTGAGATTGTATTAGAATTCACTTTTATTCCATGCAAAGTTTACAAGGGATATAGCTTAGAAACTACAGTTGGAGAAGCTGACCCTACCGAGGGAACCGCGACTGAAGATGATCATAGCGGTAGGGCTGGAGACACATTAAAAGAATATAGTCCGCCATTGGATCAGCAAAAAGATCAATATTGGGGCAGTGAATATCAACTGTGTGAATCAGGGGGAGATTTAATGACTCCCACATGGAAATCAATTCTTTCTAATAGGTGGAGAACAGGCGACAATATAAACACAGAGGACTGGTTATGTGAAAGGAACATATCTGGAACCATTGAGATTGTTGGGCGGGTTGGGTCAATAAACAGCATGGAAGCGACTGGACCTGATGCCGACACAAAGAAGGCTCCGTTGTCACCGCATTACGTCAGATTCTTGACAATACCTCCACTTCAGAATGGATTTAAAAGGCAGAGCCTTAGGTTTACAGAGCAAGAAGACAATTTAAAGCTTGACTATGAAATTGTGGACAAAGAAGTTTATGTCCAAGCTCCTTGGCCTGCTTGTACTTTTGAGGCAACTTGCAGTACCAGCATCAAGCCATTGTCTGGAGGCATGGGCGCAATGCCTTTGGTCAAGGTTGAATGCTCAATGTCAGGACGAAAGCATGTAGACAAAAAGCTTTTGTTGCAAGCTATGGTTCATGTAATGAACACCAAGACTAACTTTTTGCAGACCTACGCTACATTTTCATGCTTTCCATCATCTATGGAAATTACAGAAAGCCTTTCCTCAAATACGATAAGAGGAAATCTTGAGGTAATGGTAAAGCCTGACGAGTCTGGAAGTAATCCGTTTGCCTCAGTAATGAAGTTCTTAACTGCGACATTTGGTCAGGGAACTAGCTTGGGTCAAAAGGGGCATAAGGGCATAGATCATCTTAGAGGGCTGACTTCAGAAACCATTCGCCAGCAGCAGTGGGGAGCAAAAGAAAAATATGATCCTCAGAAGGCAAGGGCTGATTTGCAATATCCTGATGATTGCTACCTTTTAGGCCCACTATCTAGTCTTTTCATGCCAGTAATGCTTGGCCAGCACGGTCTAAATAACACAGATGGTGATCCGTATACTGACCAAAACACCGCAGGGGGAGACTCAGTTCCTCTTAGTTATGTCGGGAATTCGGCATGCGACCCAATTATCTCATACGACACAAGCCCAAAAAAGGTTGTTCCAATAACGAGAACGACTTCTCTGGGTCAGCAAGGATTCTACTCTGGTCATGGCAAAGACTTTAGTCAAGATGATTACTCCAGAGACCAGTGGAGAGAGGAGGGTAAAACAACCAGTCCTGCAAGCCTGTACCAAGAAAATCCTTTAGTAGGCAGGGACTTTATACTGACCAATGAAAGAATTAACGCCTCATTAGGCACCACGAATCCACTGCTTAAGCAGTATTTAAACTACATTATTAAGGTTCAGTATGAAATAAAAAGCGGAAGAGAAATGGTTACGGCATCAAACCCTAAGTTGCCTTTTACGCTGCCCCATGCCAAGACTAGGCCAATGGCATACAAGATCTACACGTTTATGGCAGCACGGCTCAATGCAAGGCCAGTCCTTCCTTATGCTGCCGACTTTGTAGAGACAACAAGTAACCTTGCTCACTATTTGGTAGATGCTAAATACAATTTTGCAAACCCAATAGCCTCAACAACTGGTATTAATGTTCTTTATGTTGCATCTGGGCAGATCATATTTTGCTTGCCTCGACCTCACAAGAACAATGAACCAATATTTAATCCAACTGCGCCTTTTGTAAAAGGTCAGGCTAACGATCAGCCGGAGCTTAATTTCATTTCAATAAACAACTTTGCCTATCTAAACGACAGAATTTTTAGTGGATTTTAATTAAAGGTGTTACGGGCATGGCCATTACATTTAGTGATTTTTTTAGTCGTTTTGGGAAAGCGGTCGATGCCTACAGCAAGCTTTTGACTGCTACTGGAACAACCTTAGACACTGAGTTTCAGCAAATACTTGATGCATTTAACTCTGATAGTTTTGATATCAAGCAGTCTATAGACGGGCAGATATCTTTAATTAAATCGTATCAAAGCGTATCTAGAGGTCAGATTGAGTCCCTCTTGATTCCTACAATGCAGTCTCTGATCACTCAGTATGCCATTGACGACACCGGACAGTTTCAAACTCTAGACTCTGCGATCAATGTTTTTATTGAGCAGATGATCGCTGGATCGGAGTCGGTGCAGGACTCCACCATCTCCAGTTCCGTCGCTTCGGTCGGAACTGCTTATGGAGATGGCTCTGTGTTTGTCAGCATGAAAGATACAAATGGAAGGAATCAGGAGAATGCTTTTGCTGAAGATATCGACCTTAGCTGTTCTTCTGTCAGCACTGACAATTCTGCCACTTTTTTAGTTGCTAGTGACATCTCATACGATTCTATTCATCATCTATATCCTAATGGATCTAACCTTTCAACATCTACTTCTTCGGTGAACCCATCTTCGGGAGTCATCCCTACTCCATTAATGGATACGGCAAGCTCGATTGATGCGAACATTCCGTCAGGATGGCAGGGAAGTGCTACGACAGCGTCTTCTTTCACCACAGACAAGCAAGATACTATTGTCGTTTCTGGAACTCCAACTGGCGGATATTATTACATTCACGTTATCGACAGCCAGTCTCGAACTTACACGACAGACGCTTTGTCCTATGATGCTTCTGGCTCTACTGTTCAATCTGCAATTGCCGCCCTTCCGGGGTTTGGCTCAGTCAGTGTCGTTACCACAGGGACAACTCCTAACTACACTCACACAATAGATTACACAGGAACCCCAAGCCCCGGCACTACGACGACAACAAGCAACCTTACTGGTGGAACCCCATTGATTACTGTATCCACCATTGTTTCGTCAAGCCCAAGCATCAATGGCTCAAAGAGTCTTAAAATTACGGGTGATGGCGTTGAACAGACTACTTACTATATCCCCGTATCTCTCTCAAAAAATGTTCAATACGGTTATAGCATCTGGCTTTATCCAAGCACCATAACAACCGGAGTGCTTGAAGTATCTTTGGTGGATGATTTTGGGGGTTCCGTAGTAAACGACAGTCAGGGAACAGCGAATACCGTCAGCCTTCCGTTGTCCCCATTGACTAATGCTACTTGGTACAACCTTGGTGGATTTTTTAGGACGCCTTCAACATTCACAAACAACATGTACATTAAGCTAGCATGCTCTACGGCAATTGACGCAAGTGGAATTTTGTACATAGATTCGTTTTGGCTCAGTAGCGTTACGGCTGCTTACTCTGGAGGCCCAAGTTTCTTTGTCACCTCTGGGCCAACACACTGGGATACAAGAGACCTGAGGCGAGTGACAGTTTCCAATGATTATGGAGGGGATGTAAATCAATGGCTAGACAGAATTTTCGATTTGAAAGGAACTGGAAAGAAGTTCCCAACATCAGGAAGTCCGACGATATTGGACAGCGTAATTTCTTAGAGCAGAAGGAGAAGCTAGACGCCATGATGAGTAAGGTTAAAAATCTCATCGGAGGTGTCAATAAGCTGATGGAGGACTACAACGAAATTAACGAGGTTCTAAAGGAACAAGAAGATGTCATATTACGGCAAAATAAATCTGATAGTTCTGGGGATCAAGCAACTGATGGCGGAGTCGATTCCTGATACGAATCCGGATTTGATCAGGATAACATCAGACCCTAACCAGAATCGGAGAATACCCTCTGATTCTGTTAGCTTTTTAATATCACCTAGTCCAATAGCTCAGTATGATGAAATGCATTTTTCTGGCGGAGCAAATGAACAGTTAACTGTAATTACAAAGGTTGTAGTCACGGCGTTCATGCCTCACAGTCTGGATGAGCCTGACGATATTAAGGAATTCTTTGCTGGGAATAACAGCATTAACACCGTAAAGATAAATGTACTTCGAGCCTTGTCAGGCAAAAACATTTATGATGACAACTACGATTTGCCTTTGCTCAATGTGCCTCTTCGACCAATTGAACATAGCTGGGTAAAAGACAAATCCTCAGGCGATATTCAGATTTCGTTTCATGTAGAGTATGATGAAGACCTAAGAGACATAGACGATGGTCTGCCCGGAGTTAACTAATGTCAGTTCGCTTAAAGATTTTAAATAGCAATGGCGATTTTTTGCGAGCCAGACAGCCGGGAGACGCTGTTTCCAAAGACTATATTTTCTGTCTTACAGAAACTGAAGGCTCTTACATAGAAGCACTTAACAAGGGTCTTAGAAGTTCTCAGTCAGAATGGTTTCCTCAGTACGACTTTGCATCAAACAACCCGAGAGACTCCAGCACTTATTACACTCAAGTGGGCGAGGAGCATGCTTCTGGCTCTTCTTCAGGCATACGATCTGCTCCAAAGTATAGTCCTTGGAGATTTAGGACTGCTCCAAGCAGCAGGCTTAATGAGTTGTTTTGGCCAACTCAATTTCAGCGTCATGCTGAAATGTATGTTGCTTTCATGCTGAACACACTTGATGCAAATCTATTTAAGGCGTACAGAGATCGCCCCTATGTGTCTGGACCTGATGACGTTCCTCTAGGAATTGATAGAGTTTACATTCAGTTTGGCCCTAATGAACTTTCCGGTGACATTACCACGGGTCCGTATTTCTATATGAGATGCGCTGGCATACATGTTTACAACGGATATGGGCTTACTGATACCATTATCGAAGAAAACTCTATCTTCATCATGAAGTTGGTTGATGACAGATACTACTGGAACAATCTTGAGATTCAAGGGAATGGTAGGACAAACCCTGAGTCTTTGTTTGACTGGCCTGAGGGATTAGCCCCAACTCCTTCGGCATACAAGCACCTTGCTGATTGGGGTCGCACCTACCCGACGCTTAACTTTACTGATAAGGGCAATGTAAACCTTTACAACGAGAGAAAATTTGGCTTTGCCCTATACCCTCACAGCTTCCCTTCGTCCGGTCTCAGGAGAGGAATTGTATCTGACTGGGTTGCTTGGACCCAAGGATTTATACCTGTCGTTTTGCCAAACTTTGATAGCTTTCCTTTGAAAGAAAAAGGAGGAGCGTCAGAAACAAAGGGATATGGATACTTTTCTTTTGCCCCAGCCTTTCTGGCAGAAGACGCTTTGTACCCAAGAGATTGGGATGCTTGGATGAATCGCTACAGCCCGGATAGGGTTCGAGCTTCTTCTATTTTTAATCAGCTTGGCTTTGCAGATACCGGGGTCATGAATATGACAACTCGGAGTACTCCTAGCGATGCTTTCCATGAAAAATCTGATCCATTTGTCAGAAGCACATGGGCTGACATAAGTCAACTTAGAAGCAGAACCAATGGCACTAAGGGCGGATTCCTTGGTCGCATCAAAATTGACTTAAGAGAGCAAGACATTTTGCAGGGCGACCGATTCATTACAAATTCTTTTTTGGGTGAAGGGGCTGGGTTCTTAGGTTCAAGAGATAGGCCAGCAGACAAAGGTGGTGGGGGCAGTACAAAATACAATGAATTTTATCTAAACGGAGAGCTTGGAAAAGTTGGTGAAATTAGCACTCCGGTGGTGACTGTAAACACTGCTTTGTTCAGCAATGAAATCATTGACACAACTCTGCTTACTAGTCAAGCATTTTACGACGCTCCAGACTTTACCAAAAGACCAAGCAATGGAGACGACTACGATCCAATTGCTGGAAATTCATTGAGAAATAATGTTGGCTCTAACATAAATAGCAGTCATCAGTACTTTGTTTCTCCGCAGTATAGGATTTTGATTGACGCTTGTCAGAGGATAACGACTCAGTATGAATACTTGGCATTGTTAGATACTGGACCGGAAAGTCGAGAGTACATTGATTGGGGCTCAGTCAGACCAGCTAGAGATGGCGAGGGAGATGATGGACTTGTTTACTGGACTGAATGGCAGCATCACTCAATAAAATATAAACAGATTGCTGGTGAAAGGGGCGATGACCGTGCGACCACTACACCTTGGGCTGCTGTTGGTCCTTGGTTCTTCACTTATGAATCTTTTGTTTTTACTCCCTTGCTTACGGAGGGAGCTAAGCTGACATTGTCTGAGCGACCATATTCTCAAGTGTCAGCAACTGCAACTAGTTATAGAAAAGACTCCATACCTCAAGAAATGCCTATTACATGGGGCGCTCCTAATGAGATTACATTCCAATTGCCGAATCTAGGAGATTCAAATACTTTGCATGTCGCATTGCACAATGATGCAATGGATGATGGACAGCAAATTTATGCAGAAGGCACAGTTGTTCTCATGCCCGGACTGACTGATGAGACTTATTACCTGAAAATAAATAAGGTAAAGTCTAGAGGGTCATTAAACTGGGAAGATAATTTTAAAACCAATCCAATTGTTCGACTACATCACCCTCCAGATTGGCCAACTACCTTAGAGGAAGGCATTCAGCTAACATGCATGAGAATGCCGGAGTCTTCATCCTCATGGTGGAGTGATCAATGGATTCCTTTAAATAGTTTATCTGTAGGCACAAAGCAACTTGTTAGGTTTACTTTAGACGTTGCCCTGACGACTGCTGACGCATCTCAGCCAGCAACGATTACAGATCAGTACGGTCCCGGAACCGACAATTCAAACACGGCAATTACTGCTCACAACCTTTTGACTCATACGGCAGGAACCTATATGTTTGAAGGCAATGCCGGGGACGCCGGTCTTGCCATGAGAGACGCTGATCAAGATTATAGAATTATCCAAATCGAATGTGCTGATACGCCTGACGAACCAGATCCCGATCCCGGAGGTGGTGGGGGCGATCCGGGAGGAGAGACTCCGTAATGGGATGGTATCCATGTTGTTGTAAAAACGGATGTTCATTTTGCGATTGCTTTCCTTGTGGTATACAAGTCAAGTTAGACGCAATACCTCCATTCAGATGCTCTGGGTCATCACTGCTACCGCATGATTTCTTCACTGGAGAATGGGTTTACATTCCTGTGACGGAAATTACTCCGGGGAGTTGCCGAGCAACTAAAACGATTGTAATTCAGGACGGGATAACGATTACCTTGCCACCGGGACCGGGATCGGTTCCTCCACCATACACTTGTGATCCATGCTCAACGTCAAATACAACTATCGTTGAAATTGAAATCACCATCTATCCACAAGCGAATTGCAACATTCCCTGTTCAGATGCAGACTTTCAGGGTTCAAGTATCTGTCAAAACTGTGGATGGCAATACGATGTAAAAATAAGGGTATCACCCTTGGTTGCTGGCCCAGCATCTCAGACTTATGAAGAATGGTACGCAGTTGCTTACCAAGAGATTGACGATGAAAGATGTGATCTTGTCCTAGCAGAGGCTTTGTCTAGTGGCTCAAGGGTTTGTTTTAACGACCCAGCAACAACAAATTACTTCACCGCATTAAACCCAACACTGTGCAACGATGGGATTCCGATTCTAGACTTTGGTGCAAAAATAAGGATGACCATTGAGCCTATTGTTGAGTACAGGAACTACGCTGGAGTATCCTGCAATGGAGATCCCGGCTGTGCCTGTTGGTGGCAATTTAATCCAGTTTCCTCTACAAGCTCCCCATGCACTCCAACAACTGATCCCAGCTTTGTGAACTGTATTGATGTCACATTCAATACTGGTTGGTTTAACATTGATTACGATGATATCACTGGAGCCATTCCGCAAGTATATCCCCCCGGTGTTCCTGATGGTTCTCCGGGGTTGCCATGTAGTGACATGGATTCATTCATCATGAAGGCAACTGATGACGTTGCTGGAGATTTTGTACCATGCTACTGGACTAAATCATTTGCACTAAACTCCACAGATCCAAATTACGGAACTGAAATTTTCATGTGGCAACTAACACTTGTTGATGCCAATTATTTCATATTCAAGGCTACGTTTGACAGCACAGACTGTCCAATCTGCTGGGACTCAAAAATACCTGCATACTCTTGCTCATGCCCAGATATCTGGCAGGTTCAAGATGGAACACTGCACCCCTTTACTCAATACAAGTTTAGTCTTTATTGCAGACAGCTAAATTCTCCAGTAAATGATTCCGTTGCTTGGTATCACTGGATTAGTCAAAACGGCTTCTCTCTTGCAGACATATGGACAAATGGTGCAGTTCCAACAAATCCATTAAAGCCATTTGCAGCGGAATCATGGAAAACTAATGCACTTCCAGTAGCAGATCAGAATTGCTCTAACAGTTTCTATTCAACTTCACAATGTACATTCATTGATCCAACAACATTGACCTTCCCTATTGATCGAGAGGAAGAGTTTCACTGTCGAAGTAAGCATGTTATTCCAGATGCAATCATTGCTCCCGTTGCTTGTCCCCCGTAGGTGATTTATGGGAAACGAGAATTGGTTTGAAGAGACAATCAAGAAACATCTGGCTGATACTCCAGAGTATCGGGCTAAAGCTCAAGCTATTTACGATGCTCATAAGAGAGAAGTGAAGAGTAAGTCAGAACTAAAACAAGATGGTCAGAGATTTGTCGATGAACTCGGTAACGTAGGTGTTACCACTGAGTCTGATCTGACCAAGATTGAGGGACTAGGGGACTTGATTCATGCGACACTAAACAAGATCGGGATCACAGAAGAACGGTTCAAGGAAGTCTTGGGCTTGAAAGAGTGCAACTGCAATAATCGCAGGAAGCTTCTCAACAAGCTAGTCCCATTCTTTAAGTCTTAGCTATCCACCAAGCTCCTTGAGCCTAAGTTTGTATGCCATCAACACAGACTTGTGTACATGATCAGGCCAGTCTCCGGGGTAATTCTCCCTGTCATTTCTGAACCTGACTTTGAGATCATCAAGCTTCTCAATTGTATCACACATTATAATCAAGCTGCACATAGCAATGTAGACCGTGCGCTGCCACTTATCCGTTAGAACTTCTGCTGCTATCGCCATCTCTCTGGAACTCCTCATTCTCAATTACCACAGGCTCGATCATTTTCCCTAGCTCTTGCCATTTAATTCCATACGCTCTGGCAATCTTGATTGCGGCGTACATTCCGAGTATGGCTGAACCGATATTAGGTTCTTTCTTCACCCAATCCCTCCAGTGCTTTGCGTGCTTCCAGGTAGTCGTTGTGCGCTGCCTGAATTGCGTTCCAGAACTCATCGCCACAACCGTCTTCGATTAACGACGCAGATACCCGCTGCTCAAACTCACGCAGGGCATTACGTTGTGTTCTGATCCGGTCACGTTCGTTGGTTAGGTCTTCGCATCGCTTCAGCGCCCACTTGATAGTCTTTGACTGGTCGCTGCTGATGTCGGCAATCATGCCTCCACCGAACCTTAGTTTCTCGTTTGCGTCATATAGCTCTTTAACACAATCGAGACACCATCCATCACTGTCATGTGGGCAATTCTCTAGGTGAGGCATCGTCATCCCAAACCCTCCTCCTTATTCACTCATAGATAGACCCAGACCCAGACCCAGACCCAGACCAAGACCAAGACCCAGACCAAGACCCAGACCTAGACCCATACCAAGACCCAGACCTAGACCCATACCCAGACTTGCAACCCCTTCCACGCATCATTGCATCACCCCGTAACTCTCGATTGCAGCGGTGCGAATGTACCAAACACTCGGCAGCATCTCTGCATTTCCAAATCCAGCTTCGCCAAGCGGACCTGTCTCGTAAATGATACTGGCATCGTTTAGTTTGATATCGGTGTCACTAACACCTTCCAGTACACCTGCGTAGATGTAGTTGCAGCACCATACCGTGATGCGTTCCCCCAGCAAGCCTTCCAATCCACCACCAGTTGTTTCAACAATCGTTTTCATCTCAATCCCTCCAGTAAGAATATGTCAGCACTTATCCACAAGCACCGACGTTTAGTACCCCATATCTAAGTCCTGGGCCTGCTCAGTCAGTTCGTCCAACGCCTTCTGGCGTGCCTCAATGTCAATGGTTTCACTGGCTACTCGATAGAACACTTTATGGTGCTTGTTCCAGTGGATTTCATAATCCCTGACAGTTGCAGACTCCCATCCTGGGCGACGTTTTAATGTGTCAAACTCCATCTGGCGTTCTGTCGTCCAGCTATGTTGCCAGCCCCAGTTTGTGTAGCCATCGTCAAGCAGTGTCGTGAATACCTCTACCTGCCGTCGCAGCCTGTAGATTTCCTGCTGGTTCTTGTTGTGCAACTCTCGGTACTCGTCCAGTTCTCCAGCGGCGATGTTGCTCGCCGGTACAAACCAGAACTGGTCGTCATCCCACTCAATCCAGCCTTCGCACTCGTCGCCTGTGTACCATTCCAATGTGCCTCCAGCGAATTGGCTAATAGCACCGTCGCTCGATTGGCAATCCAGGGTTTCGAGTATCGCTGCTATATCTCGTAGCTCGCCCCAAGTAAAGCGTGGCTGTGTCATGCCAACTGCTCCTTTTGCATACGTGTGTCTATTTGTTGCCTTGCCATGCCTGCCCATCACTATCCCTCCTTTGCCATATCCATTGTCCAGCCCAAGTACTCGCTTCAATCACATCCGGTTGCATCCTGTTTGGTGCCAGGATTAAAACGCCGCTGACAACCTGCATAGTGATGTATCCTCGACCCTCTGGCTCTGCCAATAGAACATAACGGTGCCTTGTTCCTTGATAGCTCATGTAATCGCTATCATCTCGGGCAACAAACAGTCGTCGCCTACCGTCAACACATGTCACCAGTGCATCTGGCATCGCTTTTACCTCAGTTGATTCTGGTCTACTGTTGCCATTGCCGTCATCTCTTAATTCCTCTCTTCCTGAGATAGCGTGGACACGAAAAATACAATGCTATCGACAACTCTTTAAAGTCTCTTCTTAAACTGTTGTTGTTAAATTCAAACATCTTGCTTCTGAAATTTGCACTTAAAGATTGACTTGCAAGCGATTCCCACACCGACCACAGATCACCAATAGATTCAAAATACTTCCTTAAAATTCGACCAGCAGCCCTGTATTCATCTTTCGAGTGCTTGTCTAAAGGGCCAAGATAATCGTCAATAAACATCATCACTGCCACAAATTCGTCTTTTTCATCCTCGCCCTGCACGCCTTCAAGCTCTTCGAGTAAGTGAAGTATTGCTTTTGTGTCATAAGACATTGGATGCTCTGCCATCCATTTTGCCCAGCAACTTGGGCAGCTACACAGGTCCGACTGTCGTAGCTCTTCATCATTAAAAAGATATTCCTCTGACATGTCTTTCACCTTAACTGATTCTGATCTACATCTTTAATCTTTGCCCACCAGTCAATTGTCTTTAGCGGCATCATCCTCAGATCCTCTGGCGGGTAGTATTTGTTCTCGTTAACGAACAGGCCAAGGGCTTGCTTGAATGTCATGTTAGATCTTCTGCATCTGTAGTAACATTCGATCCATCTCTTCTCTGTGTCGTATGCTTCTGCCACTTTGATCTTAGGGATAGGATCTCCCGTCATCTCGATCAGGCTACCGTTCTTCATAATAACAGCACGCTTGCTCTTCTCATGCTTGTAGCCACAGTTGTGGCAGAAGGAACCGAACGCCCTAATCGCATCGCACATCGGACACTGGATCGCACACTTCTCCTCTCCCCTCTGAACCTTATGCTTTCGGATGGAAGATGCTACAGAGTTTGACATGTTGAACATGTCTTCCCATTCTGTGCGGTCTGCATTAGGACTGCCATGTCGCCACCAATTACCGCCGTGGTCCTGAACTATGACACGGTCAATGGACGAATGGTTACGCATAACCCTACCGACCGTTTGGATGTACGAGACGATGGAGCCCATGGCACAGGCGAGTATTAGGTGAGCCAACTCTGGGATGTCGATCCCCTCCCTGAGTACATACCTATTGCAGATGACATGTATCTCCCCTCTCTTGAGCTTGGAGATGATCTCCTCTCTCACCTGCGGTTTGCTTCTATGATCCTTGCCATCGAAGTAGCAGTCCTCTCCATCAATGTGAGCAGCACGCACGCCCTTCTTCTCGAACTCATCCACGAACCACTTGCTCTCCTCGATTCCCGGAGCAAATAGGATTGTAGGTTTCTTGTGAGGGTTGAGTCTTGAGTATGACTTGAACACATGACCAAAGATGGACGGAGTCCAGACTCTCTTCCGGATCTCAGCCAGACTGAATTCCCCCGTCTTTATTTGTGACAGATTCCGAGTGTCGATCTCTGCCCCACCAAAGACATGGGCTGGTACATGGGCAGGGAATTCCAGACGCTTGTCCCTGAGTTCTGAGTTCAGGCAGCTAATGAACAGCTTGTCGTACAAGTTGCCCAGGTCAACAGGAGTAGCCGTGAAGCCGATACGGCAGCAGCCTCGATTGTCATGTGTCTTGAATACAGTCCTAGCCTTGGTCTCCTTTTGCTGATGAGCCTCGTCCACAATTACCAGATCAGCCTTGGGGATTCCTGACTTCTCTCTTCTAGCATAGACAGTGTCAATCGAACACAGTTGTATCTTGGTCAAGTTGCTTTGCTTGTCTGGGAACTGAGATGCGATGACACCGTAGTCCAAATCCTGTTCATCAAACTTCTTAATCAGTTGTTGCAGTAGAAGGTTGCGGCAACAGTAGACAACAACTCTCTTCCCATGCGCAACAGCATGCCTGATGATTGCCAGAAAGATCTCTGACTTACCCGCTCCCGTTGGAGCATAGACTACCTCGCTCGTCCCCGGCTTGTAGTCAAGAGAGACTACATGATCGAATGCCTTCTTCTGCCAAGGCCAAGGATCTACCGCAAAGTATGGTCGTCCTTCATCTTGACCAGAAGTTTCATTAGCTTGTCGTACTGATCCTGACATGTATTCCATTCCTCTAAAAAGTCCTTAGGCAAATGCATGAATGCCCTGTAGCTTTTACCAAGTTCCGCAATCGCTTGCGTCACATTCCTCTCAACCTTCATCTGCATTTTAACATCATGCGATAGCATTCCTTCCCTCTCTGCTATATCCACTTGTGATATTCCTTTCGCTCCTAGCTTCTGCCAGATGGCAATGACATCGTGAGCCTTGTCGGTTGCTATCTTCTCTTCTTTCAAGTAGTTCATGAGCTTAGGCTGAGCATGCATCACAAACTCATACCCTCGGTCAACCATATTGGCCGTGACATTGTGAGACTGGGGAAGCATGACCATGCTCTGGTTCATGCTGATGCCTGCCTTCTTCTTAAGCCGGACGGCGAGATGACCGACCAGAAGAGTCTTGGCCTGAATGGGTAGCCTGTCAGGGTCTTTGTCTATGAATGTTTCAACCATCCACTGCTCTATTGTAATCCTCCTTTGGGCAAGTTCTATCCTTAAGTCTATGGTTTCAAACGGAATGTTCATGTGCTTGCATATCTGATATCTTAGCCAGCCATTAACAATCCCTCCACGATACAGGCACAGGGGGAAGAGAACACCTTCTGACCTGACGCTGTCTAGAAGAAGCTCTACCTCCGCCCTGCTCCTGTCGGGAATACACTTCTTATGAAGTGCGAGACGCTTGAGTTCCTTCACCCTTAAAAGAACTCCTCTACCTCTGACTCTGCCGTCTCACTATCCTTTTTCTTTACCCCATCTCCCTCGGAGGAAGACGCTGCATCCTCCAATGCTTGGAGTGTAGCAACAAATAGCTGCTGCTCTACTTTGCTTTGTGGTGGATCTTCTTCCTTCTTCTTCTTCCACCACTGTAGCCATCTGATTCCATCGCTGGACTGAGCCATCTCTTCTGGATGCTTTCCCTTAAACTTTCCAAAGTAGAACGTGACCTGTTCTCCATCACCACTGTCATCACTATCAAAGTCTGACACATCTTTTGGCGGTGATGACTTAGGAGCGACCTTCGCTTGGTTCCGCTTTTGTCCAGCAGAAGAAGCACTGCCATTCGACTGGTACTTGTCGCCATCGTGGTGACCCCAGTACACATCCGAAGCGAGCCCGAGGTACACAGCACTACGACCGAACGCATCTGTCTCAGCCTTCTTGTAGGCTTCGTCCGGATCTCGCTTGACGTTCTCTCCGCCTGTACATTCAGGACATTTGAACACGCCGTCAACATCCGCCCGACACCACCAAACATACCCCGACACAAAGACCACAGTATCCGAACCATAATCTTCCCTCCATCTCTTTGTTACATGGAACCCCCATCCTTGTCCCACTGGACCGAACATCTCAGTCAGTCTTTTCATTCGCCAGATCGGCTCAATAGAATCTCCTCTGAATCCTTTGTTGAATGGCTTCTTCGCATCCGATGGAACCTCTGCAATTGACTTCCAGATTAAATCGTTCTCCACAGTTCTTTCCTCTTAAAGTGATAGTGTTGGTACAAGTTTCTCTGACAGTGCGTAAAGCGTTTCCGCCTCTTCCATTACATACTTCTCTGCTAAGCTCCTATCTTTATCCCATACTTTGTAGAACGCATCTCCCCTAAACCCTTGTGTCTTAGCCTTGATACCGAATGCAGCACATAGCTCTTCGTACTTTGGCATCGACCATACATCCCCCGGCTTGCTGTACTGGTAGCTCATCCACTTTCTAGCAAGATCAATGAATGACTTATCCCACTTGCCATACTCATTGCAGATAGGGAACGGAGTCTTCACGCCGTGGATGAGTGTTCTTGCTGTGATGTACGGGAGATCAAACTTCTCGATGTTGTACCCGAAGATCTCTCCTCCTCTACCCTTGGTGTAGCTAACTGCTTCCCACCAACTAGAAAGGATATCATTCTCATCCCCGCTCAGAATCCTGAACCCAACAATCCCATCCTGATCTCTGGTCCCAACACCGATAGCAATGATGCGACCGTAAAGCGGATTAATAGTTCCGGAAGATCTCTTTTGGTAATAGTAGTCCTCCTCCCTCCTTTCCCTATTCTTTTCCCACTCAAGCAGCTTCGCAACCTTGGTCTCTTCTTTCCAATTAGCTGGCAGCTTAGGTGGCTTGCTCTCATCGAATCTTGTTATGCCTTTAACATCAGACATAGGCAATGGCCCAGTCTCGATATCAAATACCATCCTCGGAATACCCATCCCTCTTGTACCTTCCGTCGTCATGGAACTTGCGATAGTTATCTCGTCCGCTTGCTCTTCCGCTTGGTCTTGTGACTAGCTCTCCCCGAAGAATTGTGTACTGCTTGGGAGCAGAAACTCCGATGCAAGCACACTGCTGATTCCAATCCAATTCAGTGATAACAAAGCTGACATTTAGGTCAGGGATCTCAATGCTCTCACCCTCTCGCCGCCATAAATGCAACATCATTTTCCTTTCTCTATTCTAAGTAGTTATCAAATCCTTCTTCCTCTAGACGCTCCATCTCTTTCAGCCAGAATTGTTTCTCTTGAGTCTTCGCTTGCGGACTCATGATCCTAACTTTCTTTGCCCTAGAGTAAGTGTACATTTGAAGCCGCCGGTCTTCCTCCTCCGACATGAACTGCGGTGGAAGATTGTAGTAGTATTCCAGTGCAGGTTCAAGCCTAGCAGGCACAGCAGGAGCGCCAAACTCATCCGGCTTAAGATTGTCGATGCTCTCCTGCGTTGACAGTAACTCCATCAACTCTTCCCTCAGACGGGCAGGAGCCCTGCCTTCCATCGCCCTTATGTGTCCAAGATGGTTTCCATTTAGTTGGTCATACGGGATAGGCTTCTTGCTTTCATCATCCTTGAAGACGTTCATTTTCCCCTCGGTCTAGGTACGAAAAGTGCATTTCAATTAGGGTGTAGGGTTGGGTGTCCGTTGGTCTACTCTGTCTCAAGCGGAAGGTAGTAACAGACCATCCACCAAACAAACAGTGCTGTCAATCCGACATCCACTAAAGCCCACCAGAACTTCTCATTGATTCTCATCCTCGAAATCCTCTCTCTCTAAAATCTCTAGCTGCCTCGGGGTGAGACCGCTCATGAACTTCCCGAACTGGTGGACCGTGTAGTTAGGCACGGTCCCAGTCTTTAGTTCGTAAGCACAATCCCCGCACCACCATGCTCCGTCATGGTATGTGCTTGCTATGTCACCGCAAGAGCAGAAGTAGTTTCGTCCGTAATCACCAGTTACCTTCTTCTCTTTTCCCTCTGTCATTTTAGCACTCAATCTTCTCCAGATCTTTTAGTTTCAGATAGCAGTCAATGCTGCACTTAGTCTTGCCAGCCTTAATAAAATTAATATAAGAAGCACTCTTGTTACATTGCTCAGCAATATAAGGTATGGTGCAACTGCTCATTAGATTGCCAATAACTCTTGGCACTTCAGATTGAATCAGCTTTTCAATCTTTTCCTTTTCAGTCTTGAACATAGCAACACGCTTGTAGTTACTGACCTTTGCCATCTAACAATCCCCTCTTAAGTAACAGGATAAACTAAGGTTGATTCACTTAGGATGATATCATTTCCCTGTGATGTGGCATAGACCTTTGACGGAGAATCTTTGCCCGTGATGACCCAGACCCTTTGACTGTCTGGCATGCGGAACCTGTCATTCTTTCCCAGCCAGTACACGCTTACCTTGTCATAGTCTGACCACTTATCCTCTTTGATAAATTCCCACTCCTCTGCCATCATTTGCATTAGCAATTGATCGTCCTGTTCCTCTTCCATTTAATTCTCCTCTATAGAAAAGATAGCAACCAGCCTGCGTAACAACACAGTGATGTCAAGCCAACGCAAGCCACAAACATTGCAGACAGTATCATGATTGTCCTACACAATTTGTCTATTCCTTTTTCTTTTTTCTCTGGCTCCTTGTATCCGGAAGTTTCTACACCAAAGAAATCGTACTCATCCACAGTCATCTTCCTTACTCCTTTGACTAGCAGAAGATTGGGACGGCAGATACTTTACCCCTCTTCTTTGAAATTGCAATAGCAGTTTGAGTTGCAGGCTGGTAGTCAGCCTTGATTGCCAGGGCGAACTCCGAGTATCCAATCAGGCATCCACACGATACCCAGTTCCAAGTGTCGATGAACTGATGCCAATGACCGAAGACATCTACAACAGCAGCCCTTCTTCGATTCCACGCAGACACTGCTTTGTTAGCTGGAATGCTTAGACCACCGACACCACCCGCAAACCTGATATTGTCACCATGGTGGAATCGTACATCATGCCCTTGGATCTTGAGCCAGTTGTGATAGCTCTCACCTATTCGGAACTTGAATGTCTCATCCCCGATGAACTCCTTTGCAATGAAATGGTATAGCCCCCACTCATAACTATTCTTATGACTGGTCTTGTGCCTCATCCTCTTGGTTGTTCTGCCATGGTTTCCGTTGCATGTAACTACATCTATCAGCTTGACACCCTTGCACTCTTGCTTGATCTTCTTCAATGCAGAACACAACAGATCTCTAGCGAACAGGCATGCTTCTACCGGGGACAGATAGTTAGACTCTACTAACTCGTCATGGATATAACCCGTGATCATGTCACCAAGTACAGCCACAACAATATGATCTACCTTGGCCTTTCTGTTCCATTCATGATACATATCAATGAATGACTGAACGACGCTCTTGGCCCTAGCTTCTGCAATTGATGGGGTGTATTGATTGATGCCGTTGGTCTGCTTTAGATCAATCCGCTCCTCGACATGCCAGTCAGTAAGCACAAGCACTAACGATACATCGCCATCCGTATCTACCGGAGCTTCCTTCCCCCACTTCCTCCAGTGAACAGATGACTGGCTCACTTCCTCGAACGCCTCCAGCCTAGCGTTGGCCATTTGAAGTTCCTCATACAGAAGACGCTGCTTCTGCATGAGAGACTTCTTTTCGGCTTTAGCCCTGGCTAGATCTCTCTCCAGCTTGACCTCTCGCCCAAGGGATGGGTCAATAGCTTTCGCCTTTTGCCTGACGCTCTTCTTATTACTAGTCATCGGAATCCCTTAGCCACCGTGAAAGGGTAGGGGCTGTTGGACATTTGTCCCCCAGCAGTTCAAGAACAACTTCCCTCCTAACAACAGTGATCGGAGCGGATATCTCTCCCGCTCTCCAGCCATCTCGAAAGTCCAGCATCTCTGCCTTCTGATCTTTGCTCAGGCTGTCGAACCAGATCTTCCTTGGCTCTCGCTTAATAGCTTTGGCCTTCTCCCTTATACTAATACGTTTCCCTGCCTTATTCATATACTACCAACCTCCTTGAGTATAATTATAAGTGCCTTGCTTATATCTTTTGCCGTCTGGTCTACCGTTTCTTCAGACACAATCCACATTGATGCATGCAGCATCTCATGTATTATTATCTCTACTAACTCTTGTCCCTTTAGCTTATTAGATATAAGGATTTCTTTCATATCAGAATCAGGATGCGAACACTCACCCATTGGCTCATCGAATGTCCACGGTCCCGGATCAACAAACCTTAGCCTCCACTTTGTTCCGTTGATAGATATTTTATAAGTCTTATCCCTCTTCTTTTCATCATCCATCTCGCTCCGCTCCATGACATAGCAAGTAGGTGGAAGAAGGTAGAGAGCGGCAGGACTCGAACCTGCGTAGGACTCTTCTCAGGATGATCAATGCCTGAGAGGCGGGGTCATCGCTAGCAGATTATCCGCACGATCCTAGCTCCAGCCTTGGCCAGAGTGTGGGATGCCCAACACCCACAACGCTCCCGTGTTCATGAATTATATCATTTCTTTCTCTGTAGATCCGCCCTTAATATCCTGACGTTTTCCCCAGTGTCGAAGCCTAGCTTCACTCTAGTTGGCGATGTCTTGAGAACCTTTATCTTTATGATCTCTTTCTTGTCAGGGTCATCCTCATACTGATTGGTAATGATGATGATTTCTTCTTTTTCATTTCTGGTTAAGACTAACATCTTGCTATCCTTCCTGTGTTACTTAGAGTCCCGCGATCAATAGACCGAGAAGAAAGAACCCTAGAATGACTAGGGTTCCCTTGGTTTGTTCTGACATTATAAGTTGTCCTTGATCAGAGTATTGAATCCTTCTATCACCCATTCCATCCAGCCTTCCCCAACTCCATCTATCTCGCACAACTCTTTGGCTACCATGTAGATGGCGAAGTCTAGATTTCCATCTTCATCGTACCACTCCCATACTCTGTCAACTTCCTCCGCCAACTCAGACCATGTGAATGGTTCTGGCCTGACGTTCCCCGCTGCCCACGCTGCTTCTCTTCCAGTGCATTTAAACTCGTTGCTATTTAGCATCTTGCTTGCTCCTATTAAAGTTCCTTGCGTACTCCCACTGCTTGTCTTCATTCATGTTGCAGTAGCGATACAGATCTGGTGCAGTTATCTCTCGCCATGATGCTGGCTCGCATATGTAGCTCCGTTCATCCATGAATACAATGTCGCCCACACTGACTGAACAGACACCCGGAACAGGATTGAACTCGTTCTGTCCCTCTTGGAAGACATGCTCTAGCCGTTCGTTGATTGTCTGCTTATTCCACACGGCATCGCTTATGCCTATGAAAACCAATCGACATCTCTTTTGATATGGTTGATAAACCGGGAACACTTTCATACTTGCTCTCCCTTGATTGCATCGACAATTGCATCGACCTTGCTGTAGATTCTTTCTAGTTCTTTGTCCACACTGGCGAACACTCTGCCTCCTACCATTATCACGGTAGAAGAATTAGTGACTGGCTCCTCTGTCTCTTTCCAGACAAACGCCTCGTACTTGTAGGGGTTGTATGTCACCTCCTCCCTGTAAGGATTAGCGAGCAGATCTTCAGGCGTCAGTCTTCCCTCTGTCTCTTTCTCTATCCGCTTGATTGTCCCACATGCAAACGCATGCACGTTCTTCTTTCCTTCCCTCAGTACTCTTTCTCTCCCTCCCTTACGCACAACGAATGACACATCGTGCATGACAATGTACTGACCATGGTCAACAACTCGACCTGACTTCCGTTCCTGTACTGACCAACACTTCTTGTGCAGGTTCCAGTAGACTCTAACCTTCATCATGCCATCACTCATCGCTCTTCCCCTTCTGCCAGAGAGAGTAGCTTACTCAACTCCTCTTCCATTCTGTCAATCCTGTGCCGCAGTTTTGCGTTCTCATACTCTAGTTCTTTTATACGCTTTGCGTTGTGACCTATCCCTCCCCATGTCTGATCGTTTGCATGGATGATATCCATCAACGCATCTGCCAGTTCACTGTAGATAATATCTTTGGTGAACAGTCCCCTTGCCTTGAGACTCGCGGCAGATTCTTTGATCGTATCCCGTTGTTCTTTTTCCATTGTCCTGTCTCCTCTAGTCTAAGATGTCATACTCAAACTCAATCAATGCATCATCCACATCACCGCTATCCAATGCGGGATAGGTTAGCTCGATAACATATGCATCGAAGTCTGCAATGACTGACCAGTTTGGTTTGTCACCAGCATAGCTACCCTTGCGGGCAAGGATGCCGGTCATCAATTGCATGTCCTCGAATGTGTAGACTTGGAACCTTTCTTTGATCATTCGCATCTTAAATAGCTCCTTCCAGCTTCTTGCTTAACCTTTTGGATGCAGTCCCGTGAGCCCGGAACCCTACAATGACCTTGCGATCTTTCTTCTGGCACAACATGCATCTAGCACATGACATGTCGTCTACCTCTTGTGCAGGGCAGATCGTGATAGGCACACCACCCGGAGTCTTGTTGCCCCTGCTTGGTGCGTCCTTGGGCAGGATAGTTGCGACTGGACCCACACCTAGTTGGTAGTAGGTGTCCGCCTGAGTTAGAGAGTCCGCTGACATGTTGACCACTAGACCGCCTAGCTTGTTCATGTCCCGAACTACTTCAGCATTGTGTTGGTCTTCCATGTCGTAGTGGGTATAGGTCCAGCCTTTGGTATGCTTTGCAGCCTTGCCCAACTGGATGAACTTGTCCCGATCTATCCTGTCTGTCTTGTCGTCAGACAACTCCTTGTCCTTGGGTGCGTCACCCGCTTGTGCATGCCTCCAAGGCTGTCCCTTCCAGAACCTAGCCACCGCTCGACAGAACAGATCCCAGTTGCCACCCCTGTCTCCCTTGGATACTTTCTTCCAGTGGATGCCAAGAGGACCGAACCTTGCGTAACAGTCGGTATCTCTAAGTGGGCATGAGTTAGGACAGGAGTCCTTCTCTACCGTGGATACAGGAACAGGCCCGACCTTCCTGTTGTTGGATACCATAGTCAATTGAACTTGCATGATGAAACCTTTCTTCTTGAAAGAAACTAATCGGTACACAATAGACCACCGTCCGAAGACGGTGGTGAACAGTGGATCGTCTAGTTAGATTGCAAGGACATAGTCCAAGCTACGCTTAATGACATTGTCCTTGTCATCAAGAGCCTTGACCATGCGGTCAAGTCGAGTCGCGCCATGTCGTGTCATGTCATGCTGGACATAGCCTTGGATAGCGTTGTGTCCAAGCCAAGCGGTGGTCACTGGACGAGATTCTGTAGCAACAGGAACACCTAGTTTCAGTGACTCTTGTTCCAGTCGCCTTAAGATCTTGAGGACTCTGTTCTCCTCGTTTTCCATGATCTGCTCCGTAGCGTTTTCCTTCCGTGGATAGACTGCATTAAGCAGGTCGTCGATTCTGATCTCGGTCTCTTGGAGATGCTTTGCCTGCTCGATTGATTTCTCAATCGCTGCCTTCATCCTATGCATCCTCGCTGCAAACTGCTCTACCCTGTACTCTAGCATCTGAGTATGCTTGAACTTCATGTGTACGTCCTTGACCGACATACGCATCCCGTTACGACAGATGAGCCTACCTAAGAATCCTAAGATATCTATGCACCCATCGTACCTTGCTCGCATTAGGACGTTGGCCTTGACCCTGTCCTTGCCAAAGATTGTCCGCCCCTCTCCGCTTTCGGTCATGATTGCATGCTGACCCTTATCCCAGAACAGAGTTAGGTCAGGCTTTTGCTCGAAGACCTCTCCCCCTGCAAGCAGCATGCGAGTCACATGTTCTCTTTCATGACCTTTGTAGACACTGCTTACCGTGGTATTGTCGATCACCTCTACCGGATTAGACCGCACCTTGGCATAGGCTTGGATGCTTATGTTGTCTGGTAGACTTACCGGCATCTTGGTAATGTCGCTCCATTTTGCTTCGTGCCTGTAGGTTCCTGTCTTTGGATCGTAGACAGACTTGGGAGTGTACGCTTCGTCGATAGCGGACAGGATGAGATCGGAGTGTTGGGTCTTGGTTGCTTGATCAAACATAGTATTGTTCCTCTTGAAACAAAGTTAAAAAGAAAGGCGGATACCCTACATGGATACCCGCCTTGATGGTGACTGTCAATTTATTGAAGATACTAAACTTCTACGCTGTACCAGTTGGAATTGTTGGTGGTTCTGTAGCTATCCGATAGCTTGATGAACCGCATCCGTAAACCTTGCAGGATCTCGGAGCGTCGTGCGTGCATTGGCTCGCATTGATACCACGCCTCTGTCAGAAAGACTATGCACTTCTCGCATATCTCTACCAGTTTGTACCCGTAGCTTGGCCTTACGCTTAGCCACAATTCCGATACGGTATTGAGCCGGTCGATGATACGCTCGCACGTTGTGCGGATGTCCCCTGCCTTGTCCGAGTGTTGCATTGTGTTCACGATTGCGAGGATATTATCCTTCTGGTTCATGAGGATATTGTCCAGAGCAGATGGTTCGATGGTGGTTTGGTCTTGAATGGTAAACATTGGGTGGTTCTCCTTCTTGAAGAAACTAGTTAGCGAATCGTTCACGATTGGAAATGTGTGCATTCTGTCCGAGATACTTGGCCTTGGTTCCGGGGCGGTCTGGACGATAGGACCGCTGCGCGGCAAGCGGGTTGAATTTGTAGTTGTCGTTAGCCCGCATGCGTTTCTGGGATTCTACAACCGCTGGTTCGTAGGCGGATACGATTAGGTCAAAGCAGTGTTGTGCAACGTCTTTGCGGTCGGGTCTGGACTTGATGTAGTCCGCGATCTTTGTCAGGGCAGACTCTACCTGCCATACCGCCTTGAACGTAAGACGATTGTCTTTGAGTAACCCTGACAGGTTAGAGCGGTAGAAGCAGTCGCGTACCAGTTTGGTACGACTTTTGGTAAGCACTAAAGTGAACATCTTGAACACCTCAAAAGAAAAGTGAAGAAACAAAAATAGCCCGCTAGGTGCGTACACTTAGCGGGTTGATTTTGGTCACTTGACCATTCTTGTTGTTGCATACTTCGATTGCTCGTTTGAGCAATCACGGCGGATGGCGTTACCCATGGATACCATCAGACCGTTGTGTCTTGTTGCTCTACCCGTTTCGCTAGGGATCAGACGCTACTCTAAACCAATAGCCCTAGCAAAGAATCTACCCGATTGATCTCGGCCAAACCTTGCAACCGGTCCAAGAAGGCCCGCGATCACAAGTGGGAATGGTACGCTTACAAGATAGCGTAGGTCATGGATTAAACCGGCACTAAACGGACGCCCTACGGCTCATCCGCATCGCACCATATCCACGCAAACCCCAAAGGGTACTGATTGCATACCGCGAGCCATAGGCTCCGTACGCACACTCCTCTCGTCCATCAGTGTTACCTTTGCCTAGTTAAACCCTGCTTGAAATGGTCCGCTTTGTGCGTTTCTTCCACTAGTCCAGACCATGGGTCTGGCATCGCTCCGATGGACACAAAGTTTTCCACAGGATTAGGTTACTGTCCGTAGGACCAGCCTAGACGCTAATAACGCCAACCTAAAAAAGTGGGGTCGGGACGATACGGTCATAGATCGCCATCTTGGCAGAACGGGTGCCTATGTGTAGACCGTCAGATTGATTACGGGGATACCGCGATTCGCATACTATTCTCCGTCTTGAAGAACTGGTTCGGATTGTCAGTGAGGAGTAACTCACCCCTCGATCATGGAATACAGTATCGATCATCCCGGATGAGTTCTCTACTCTATCCCCCCAATAAAAAAAGTTTTTTTCCTACCCACCCAGAAGTACTAGTGGCAGGAAGGGAGGGAAAATCTATAGGGGAACGGCGTCGAGGAGGATTCGCATAAACGTCCCTATGGGCAAATCACTTTTCTAAGGCCCTCCTTGATAACGCCGATGGGGCTAAGTCCTTGTGCCGTAAGCACTTACGGATACTGCATACTTTTGTAGTCCCATCTCCTTATCCTCCTTACACTTACACCTTTTTCCTTTTAAACTGACTGACAGTCATAATGACCTACGGCTTACTACTCCTTTCAGTCGTAGAACGCTAGTTAAACTTCCGATGGACGGAAGTTGGTAATGGGCGGAGTGTTGCGTTTATTGCGGTTGCGTTGCAGATTAATGAAATGCCGTGTTTTACCGTGTAAAACGTCAATTAGCGTTGCATAGAGTGTTGCGTTATGCAGTACAAGTTGAAGTATATTTGTAGGAAGTACGGTTTAGACCAGACCGAGGCAGAGACTTTGACAGGGATATCCAAGTGTCAGATCTGCGAAGTGGATCTGGACTGGACCGGGGATAAGAATAAAATCCCCGGATGTATAGACCATGACCATAAAACTGGTATAGTTAGAGGAGTCCTTTGCCCAAAGTGTAACTCCGCCTTGGGCCTATTGATGGACTCAGACAGTCTGGCTTACAAAGCCTACAAGTATCTGTCAAAGAGGAAGAGACTGAGGTCTACAAGAGAACTTTTCCTAAAGGACTACTGGAGAGACTAACGGAAGGGGTAGCCAGAAGATCGGCTCCCAGGGGTATTACCATACCTTAATAGAACTGCACTTTTTAACAGGTATAGGAACGGGAGGAAGTCCCATGAAAACAAGGGTGAGAGAGACTATAAACCCCCGCTATAAGGCTCCGATCCGCCCAACCGGGGGGACAAAGGTAATTAACCACAATTTGTCACCCGAAAGCGGGGATTTTAGATCGGAGTCTAGGGCTGACTTTTGCTGGGACAAGCTTCGATTAATTCTTCGATATCTCAATTACGGGAGTCTTTCCTGTGATGATCTCGATGACTACAATTGGGCCTGCTTGACCGCAGCGAAGATGGAGCTTTGCAGCCTGTCATATGTGTCTTGGGCTGAAGGGGGTCAGCATCCAACAGAGGAAGAGACGTTTTACGTCTTGAATCAGGCAGAGGGGTTGATAGGAACATAGGAGAGGTAGATGGACTACGCAGAAGCGCCAAAGGAAATTCTTTTACCAGTACCAATCGGATTCGGATCTCACACGGCAAGGGTTAAGACAAAGAAGCGGGACAAGATGGCGTGGCTAGCCTCTCTTGTTTTTACGCGCGAATGCGCCATTAAGGCGGAATGGATCAAGATCAGCTATCAAAGGTTGTCCAAAGTCCTTGGCACTAGGTATGCCAAGGAAATAATCCAGCGGTCGATAGACTCTAAGATCATCATTCGGAACGAATTCTTTAAAAAGGGCCTGACCAGTTTTGGCTATCGCATCCACGACTGCTTGAAGGATCGTGGGGTGACGGAATACAGGGTAGAGGATCGGGTGTTCCTCAATCGACTGCGTCAGGTTTGGCTTGAGAATGAGCAAGCTAGGCGTGGGACTTGGCATCCAATCCACTTTGAAATGCATCAGCGTCTTCAGAGGTTCGATATTGACGAAGCAAGGGCAAACGAGGCAGCGTCTAGCTGCATCCCATCTGATGTGGATTTTGATTCGTCCTACAACAGCCAGCTAATTGCAATCAGAAGGCTTAAGGCGAAGGATGATTGCATTCCTTTGAAGGTTGGAACGACAGGTAGGGTCTACACTCCTATCTGCAATATGAAGAAACTAGTCCGGTATCACCTCAAAGCGGATGGTGAACGGGTTACGGGCTTTGACATCAAGGCATCACAGCCCACATTCTTTGGAATGCTTCTGAAGTTTATGTACAACCCAGAGAAAAGTTTCCTTTCTGAGCCTGATGTCCTTGAAAGGGCAAAAGACTACGGGGTTAAAATACCATCAATCCCAATTGGATTTTGCAGCAATCATGAAGTCAGCAAGTACACAGAGCTAATAGCCAGTCACGATATCTACGATTACTTGGTGGATGAATATCGAGACATGTTTTATTACAGCATGTCTAGAGATGACATGAAGACATCGTTGCTCAGAGATGTATTTGCCAAGAAAGGGCAGTACGACTCTGGGGTAGAGACTGTATTTAGGAATGCCTTCCCCACGGTCTACCGCTGCATAAAGGAAATCAACAAGGGCAACTACACAAACTTGATTAGGCTATTGCAGTTTGTAGAGTCAGAGGTGGTGATCCACAGGGTATTCTCAAATCTACTAAAGATAAGCTCTAGTCCATTTGCCGTGCTTCATGATTCAATCTATGCAAAACGCAGTGACGCATCGCTCGTCGTTGACTGTTTCAGGCAGGTAGCTTCTGATATAGGAATTGGAATAAGGATTGATCAGGAGTCGTTTAGTTCGAGAGTTAGCACTCTTGATTCGACCTCGATATGTAGAGCGTAACCACATGGAGGATGTAGTGGCAAAGAGAAAGAAGCCAATGTGCTTTGATCTAATTACGATCAATTTCTTGACAGGACTTGGCATCAAGTCAGATATTGTTGAGAGGCGTGTTGCAGCCAGACTGACCAAAGATCTGTTTGGGTTTGGAGATATTTTTGGCTTTGACATGAATGGCAATTGTTATATTGTTCAGCATACCTCCAGAAAAAACCTTGGCACTAGAATTAAAAAGATAGTTGCTAATGAGACGGCCAAGAATTGGCTTGAGGCATCAGACAAAAATTTAATATGGGCTCTTGGCTGGTATCAATCAAATGGAGATTGGACGGCTAAGGTAGTATCGGTCAACTTAGGAGATTTTCCGGATGCAGATTCTTTTGAACCTATTCAAGACACTAAAAGTAATTCCTCCCGGCGCTCTTGTGGAGATCTGGGCAAAGATGCAGGCATTTGCCGCAACGGACTCTGTGGAAGAGAAGGCGGAAATTGCAGCAAAGATTGCTGATGTCTTGGCGGATGCCACTGACACTACATTGGATGATGAGATTGCTCAGTTTATCCTGCGACTTCTGGACGATCCGTTTGTAGAAAAAATGTTTGATGAGTTCTTTGACGAGGAAGACTCGGAAGAGTCTGAGGAAGAGAATGAGGAACAAGAGGAAGACGGAAATGATTTTCCGGTACTTGACTCTGAGGGAGAAGAGGAAGAAGATTAGTTGTTCATTATTAGTGTTCTCGTTGTGATTGCGAGTTCAACGATTTTAGGGGTGGTGGCAGTCCAACCACCACCCCTATCTTATTTTAAGAGGGTTTTATGTCTTACAATCGAGTTGTAATTGTCGGGAACGCTGTTCGAGATCCAGAGTTGAAAACTGTTGGATCAAATGAAACAAGCCTCTGCGAGCTTGCCTTTGCCGTTAATGAAAGGCAAAAGGTTAACGGCGAGTGGGAAAAGAAGACAACTTTTCTAGATGTTACGTTCTGGGGACGAACGGCGGAGATGGTTGGTCAGTATGTGGAAAAAGGAACACAGGTTCTTATTGAGGGTCGTCTTGACGTAGACAAGTGGGAGAAGGATGGAAAGAAATTCTCCAAGGTCAAGGTCGTTGGCGACACTGTTCGCTTTGTAGGCGGAAGGAAAGATTCTTGAGTTGGAACGAACAGAGAAGAGTGGGCAGGCGTGCAATGCGTGTTTGCCGAGTAGTATGCAAGTCGGTGGCGGACTGCGAGGGGAAAACACTAGAGTCAACAGAGGACTCCCTCCGTGTCTTACGGTCTGTAGTGTTGGGCGAGTTTGCCATTCGGCTTGTGTACTTCTTTTCAGATATATGGAAGATGAGTGTAGATCTTCCTTCATACAATAAAGTTAGTGCTGCATTTTCTGTACTGCTCTGTTCTGCGCTGGAGAAGGACAAGGAGTCCGTCTTGCTTGTGGCAGAAGATCTACAGGATGTGGATGAGAAGTACGCTAGATGCTTGCGCTGGGTAATCGGAAACTATGCAGCTTTCTCGGATGAGGATGCAGATGAGGGATTCAATGAGTAACCAAGAGTTTATGCCAGAGACTGTTTTGTATTCTTTGGCCCAGAAGGTTGATGCTGAATATAACAATTACATTGACTCTCCGAATGATGACCCTCCTAATTCTGATTATTGGGACGCTGTAACGGACTTCATGGATGCTTGGCGTGGATTGTCTTCAAAGATTGATCCAGTGTTTAAAGCTATGAATCTTGACCTCGCGGTCCTTAAGTGGAATGAGCGACTTGTAGATTTTGATTCCAACGACAGTCCAGACCCTGTGCCTAATGGGGATTATTGGAACTGCCAGAAAGTTACCACTGATATCATTTTGAAGTGGCCTACGCTTCATTCAGTTTCTCTACAGCCCCCATCCGTGCAGTATTTGTACACCAATGGTCAGAGTGACATGGCTATTGCTGTTGCGTGGGGATTGGAAGATGTGGCGGATGTCAGGCGAGAGATGATGCAGCCCGGAAGTGTGATCAAGGATGACTATAAAAGTCCCAATGAAAGGGATCGGCTAGAGAAGAGGGCAATAGTTCAGAACTGGATCGACAATGGACTGAACAAAATTCCAGAGGGCAAAGAGTTTACGGCTGAAGATGCTGGGGAGCCGGACTATATCCCTGGTGATGGCAATGTTCCAAATTCGGTTGAGGAATGTTATGCAGCCCAAATGGAGCCAAGATCGGCTTCTGCCATTACTGGAGTGCCGCTTGAGGATGTAATTGAGATCTACAATGCACTTGAAGGAATGGACTCTCAGGATGAGCCATTTGATGATGACAGTGATCTTGGAAAACACTTGCAACAACTGAGTTACGAAGAGTTGTTGATCAAGGCATCTGAGATGAATATTGTGCTGAGAGGAAGAAAGCCCAATATTGATACTCTCCGTCGAAAGATTGTGGAGGCTAGCAGTATCAATGAATAACCAAGACCTTCAAGATGCTCTTCAAGATCCGGAGATGAGGAAGAAGCTTGAGGAGTTTCTTAATAAGCAGATGCCTGATGAGTTTGGGATTGAGGCTGAAAGGAGTGATTGTTTTGTATATGCTGAGCCAACTTCGGATAAAGATCTTGTCAAGGTTTTTTACGAAGGCGAATGGGCTACATACCAGATCATCAAAGAGTCCAAGAAGGGTTATATTGTTGACATGGGCATACCCGTATATGCTATTAAAAAAGGCTTTACTACATCTAACATAAGTAAAGAAGAGCTTATTAAGCTTGGGCTTCGCCATGGAAATAAGGAAAGTGATACAGGAGATTGAAACAAAATCTCTTAGCAAGAAAGAAGAAATACAGAGAAAGCGGCGGTGGCTTGAGGCATTTAACTCTACCAGATCGGTAGATGCAGCCTGCAAGATGACCGCCATTTCTTTTAACACTGTGTCTAAATGGTCGAGCGAAGACCCTGTCTTTGTTAAAGACTTTGATGAGATCAAGAAGGGTTTGCTGTTTGAAATAGAATCTGTGGCTTTTGATCAGGCTAGAGAGGGCAATGAAAAGCAGATACAGTTTCTCTTAAAGGCTTGGAATCCCGAAAAGTACGGTAGCCAGTCAAGCATTAACCTGAACGTCAAAAAGGATATTGATGTTAGGTTTGCTGGAAGAGGGGTTGAAGAGGCTAGGCTTGAGCTTGCTGATCAGTTCATGCAGTTGATAAAAGAAACTCCGGGGGGAGATGACATTATCAATAGTATGAGAAACAAGGCTTTGATTGAGGGTGAGGTTGTAGATCATGCACGACAGGACTCCGATGGAGTTGATGAATGAGTACGGTCGGTCGATGGATCGCATGTACTTTACCTACAAGCCAAGGGCAGATCAGCCTGACAGGTTTGACGAGCAGTCGGCTTTCTACAACAGCAAGCACAAAGGCGTGACGTTCATTCTTGGTGGTAATGGATCTGGCACTACCACTACAGCATTGGCAAAAGCGGTCAAGTTTCTACTTAGAGATCAACCACCACCGAGACCTGCTACACCCTTCTGGTTTGTATCGGAAGGGTATCCGATGGTCATGGACGTTGTGTGGAACGAGAAGCTGTTTGGAAGAGGTTTGTTGCCAAAGGAAGAGATACAGTGGGACAAGATTGATTGGTACAAGCCGAATCAGAACTGGCCCTTTCGTGTTCCGCTTAAGCCTTGGCCTGGGGAAAACCCTGACAACTATTGGATCTTAGAATTTAAAAGTTACGAGCAAGGTCGCTCTAAGATGCAAGCTTCTTCCGTTGGTGGCTTTGTTTTTGTAGAGCAGTGTCCGTTCGAGCTAATTACGGAATCTATTGCTCGATGCCGAGATTACAATTTCCCCGGAGCGAAAATTGCTGAGTTTACTCCTATTGATCCTGTTCTTTCTCAGCCGCTTGAAGACATGTTGATTAACGATTCATTGCCTGAAGACTGGGCTGTTTATAGGTGTAATACAGAATGTGCCATGGAGGCTGGGCATGTTTCAAGAGATTGGTACAACGAGTTCTTTGGGATGGTTTCGCCTGAAATGCGGGATGTCCGAAAGATCGGAGCATTCGCTTCTTATGAGGGACTGATTTATCCGACATTCAACACTAGGCTCCATACAGATACAGATGTCATGTCCATGTTGGTTCCGGGTGTTAGGCACTACAGGGCAATTGACTGGGGGTCTGGGCCTGATAATGCAATGGTTTGCTTGTGGGCGGCGAAGGATGGAGTCGGTACTTGGTATGTGTATGACGAGTATTATAGCACGGACCAAAATATGAATTATGCAGATCATGCATCGGAGATTATGAGCATGCATGACTGGAGTGATTCAATGTATTACTGCCAAACGTATGTAGATCCTGCGAGTCCGGGTTTGGCTAGGCTGTTTACGGACATGGGGATATACACATCGTCCGCACTAAATTCTGTGATTGAAGGCATCGAGGCTGTTAGAGTTCAGTTAACTCTTAAGCATGGTGAATCGCAGATTGTCATTGATAAAGATAGATGTCCGAATCTCGTTAGAGAGCTTCAGACTTATAGGTGGGAACGTGCTAGGAACTCTAGGTTAAATCCGAAAGATGCAGCGCCGAGACCTTTGAAAAAAGATGACCATGCGTGTGATGCTTTGAGGTATCTTATATTCACCAATCAACAATCAGCCAGATACGATGGTATAAGCACAAAGAGGGTTGTGCCTAAGAACAAGCGGCGTTTTCTTAACACAACGGACATGGAGAAGGGCAATGGCTACTCAGGATGATTTGCTTCAAATGGCATTAGCCTCTTTGCAAAGATCTAGGGGGAGTCGCAAAACTGCAACAGAGAGATTGGCAAGAGACCTTGGTCCTATTGGCGCTGGCATTGGAATGCTTGCAGATTTCTATGCAGGGCTAAAGCAAAAGGATGCAATTCGCAGGCAGGATGTTCTGGGTGCTTACGACAACATTTTTAAGCAGCCTTCTTATCAGCCAACGCTTTCTGCGTTCAGGGTTAGCCCTTTCGTGTCTAAAGATTCTGGCGTTGATAGTGCAAGAAGGATGATGATTGGATCAGCCTCTGGCAGAGCAATTCCTGCTGTGAGTGATATGCACAGTGATGTTTACAACACTTACAGGGTAGATACTTATCCTGATGTTGTGTTTAGATCCAGAGGCAGGGAAGGCTTTGACCAAAAGAGAGAGAGAATTCTTACGCCTAGTGAGAGAAGAAGGAGGATCATAGAGGATGAAGTAAGGAAGGAGAGGGCATCTGATCGTTCAAAGACTCCTCCAAATGAAAAGTCGTTTGTCGAGAATGATAGCTTTGAGTCTTCAAACGTGTATTCGTTCTGGTATGACGAAGGAGCTAGTGAGCTTTACATAACCTTTAGAGACCCTGCGTTTGTTGGGGAGACTGACATACAGGGAAACAATCTTTGCAAAAATGATAAGCCATATGTGTATGACGGTCATGCAAGGAATCCGGGGAAGACATTTGCCTATACTGTTCCTAGAAGTATTTATACTGGTATGATGTCAGCCAAGAGTAAGGGCAAGTTTGTTTGGCAGTATCTTAGGGAGTGCGGAACTGTTTATGGTCATCAGTACCCAGTCCGAGAGGTTGGTCCGTCTGATGCAAGAAGCATGGTGGACAAAGAGGGTAGGCAGCGAGACAGGGAATATCAGCCAAGTGGATTCAGAACCCCTATCTAGGAACTCCTCATATGATTTCTGTTCGGGATGATGCAGATGATATTGAGAGGGGTCCACGGGTTGTAGTTCTGGATGCAGACTTTCCAGTTTGGGAAAATTGCGTCTACGAACTTCCGGATGAAGTTCCTCCAGAAAAGAAGGATGAGTTGCTCATCCTTGGAGACAGTTACAGAGCGTCTGTAGTTTTATATGACGATGATTATGTCGAGGTGAACGGAGCTATCAGGAGAGATAGTTGTGAAATAAGCGTTATCGTTTCATATAGTGCTGATGAGAGCGGAACGCTGAATGTAAAGAGTACTATATTTACTGAAGAACTTACGGACGAAGAGACGCACGATTGCTTTATTTTGCTGATGAAATCGTTTTGCGAAGACGTAGACTTTGGTGAATATGAAAGAATTTCTCTTACATATTCAGAAGCTTTGCTTGGATGGATCAAAAATCTTAAGCATCTTGGCTTTGAAATAAGTCTTCTTAAGTGTGATAATTACAAAGACTTTGATGGAAAGTGGTCAGATCATGAATATTTATGCACTTATGACCCACATCCATTAGAATAATGTCAAGGGCATTTGTTAAAATCAGAGGGGAATAATAGAATAGATGGATTATTCTGCCACTCTTTTAGGAATGCTTAAATGGCTGATAAGGGATTGCGGGTCAAGGGCAAGACGTATAAGAGCATCTCAGAAGTTCCAGAGCAGTACAGGGCTCAGTGGGAAGCTGGCAGTCGCCAGAAAGATCCGGGGAACGTAAATCCTAATATAGGGCCAAATGCTGGTCGGACAATCGTTCCGCACGTTACGACCTTTTCTGGCATTGTCTCTACATTAGCCAAGACATATCGCAATCATGATGAAGCGATTCGGCACAATGTGCAGAACGCTCATATGATGCGTCGTGACCCTATGATCATGGGTCCGCTACTCGCTAGGCAGAGAGCAGTAGCACTTCTTAATTGGTCGGTTGAGCCAGAGGATAAGACCTCCGAGGTCGAAGTCCGTATTGCCAAAGAACTGACCAAGATGATCAGCATGATCCCTCGGTTTACGGAATACCGCCGCAATCTGCTTGAGGCTGTTTGGTATGGCAGATACGCCATTCAGCACAAGTGGAGCTTTGTTCGCAAGGGCGGGGCAAAGGGCAAAGGAATCATTGACTGGGTTCCGGTGCATGGTGACAAAATCATGTTCCGGTACGATGATGGGACGGGAAAATATGATCCGAACGAAATTGGTATCAAGGTTTCTCCCGCTCATGTAAAGAACGACATCTGGGCAGGCAAGCCTGAGCTTGAGTACAATACAGAGGGTAGTGCGGTGTTCCTACGAAAGTGGGAACGCTCTCGTCTAGCACTGCACAAGCATCTCATCATGGATGGTGATTATGAAGATCCAACCACCGCAGGGATGATCCACGGTGTTGGTCTTCGCCATTTCTTGTACTGGGCGTGGTTCCAGAAGCAAGAGACTCTAGCTCAGTTGGCAGAGATTGTAGAGCGTACTGGCATGGGCTTTACGATCTACTACTACCCTGCGGGTAACGAGCAGGCTAGGGCTAAGGTAGAGGAAGTGGCAGAGGATCAGGCTCACAAGAACCAGATCATTATGCCGTATGATGCTGCCAACCCAGGTAGCTATGGCATTGATCAGGTACAGCCAGTCACGGCAGGAATTCCCGCTCTAACCAATCTGCTGGATGAATATTGGGGTAGCTGGATCATCCGATTCATCCTCGGTCAGACTCTCAGTATGAGAGACGGTGGAGGCGGATTGGGAACTGGTACGGCAGATCTGCATAAAGAATCATTCCTGCAAATCATTGAGTATGATGCGCATGCTTTGGATGAGACCCTGACTCAGGATCTCGTTCGGATGTATGTTCTTTTCAACTATCCCAGCTATCGGCACATCAACTTCAAGTTCAAGTCGCATACAGAGAAGGCTGTTCCGCTTGAGAAGCTACAGTCGATTCAGGCTGCTTGGAGTATGGGGGCAAAGGTCAAGGCGGCAGATGTCATGGACCTTGTCGGTATGACTGTAGCGGGGGAAGAGGACGATGCTCTTTACAACCCACAGCTTGCTATCGCTTTGAAGCAGTTCCGCGAGACTATGAATCAGGATCGGGAACAGCAAGTGGCAGAAGAGCTTGCTCAACAGCAGTCCAAGGAGAAGGAGTCTGTACAGCGTTACTCTAAGTTGTATGCAAAGAGGGCTCCTGTTCCGGTAAGGCGACCGTCTAGGAAGGCTCCAAAAGGGTTTACTGTTGGGGGAGAGGCTAGTAAGAGAAAGGACTCTTCCTTCAAGCCACCCAAGGAAATGGTTTACAAAGATCCTGAAAAGAACAGCAAGGATGGTGCGGGTCCGGGGGATCATAAGGATTCTGATTGGGATACGACTTGGAAGCAGTTGATGGGGGATCTTACGGGCTTGCGGGGAGAAATGCCGGAAGAAGCCTATGGCTCCGCAGGCATTGCCGCTGCTCAAAAATACATGCCTAGAGATCCGGGGGATAAGGAGAATCCGGATTACAAGTACAATTTGCAGTATCAGGAAGAGGGTGATGAGCCGGAGCCTGTGGCAGATCAGACTGGCGTAGATACGAGAGCAATATTGGGGGAAGAGCCAGAGCCTATGGAGGCTACTTTAGCCCGATTGCAGCAGGAGGATGCTGATAAGGATGATGCTGCCAGTGCAGTCCAGCCAAAGGCTGAAGGCGAGATGTTGACTGGGGCGTCCTATGGGGAAGAAGAACTGGCTCAGAGCAGGTTGGAGCAAGAGGAAAAGGAGACTGATCTTGGAAAGATTATGAAGGAGGCGGGTTTAGCCGGAGAAGAGTCTTCTGGCACTATTCAGGGTAATGTAGAAGCTCAGTTTACTCAGAAGCCAGAATCTGACTTTGACGAAAGTTCTTCTATTCGTTTGGGAATCATTCGTCATTTGACTGATTTGCATCCTGAAAAAGAGCAGCCTAAGCAATTGATTGACAAGCTTACGACTAAAGAGCTTGACACCTTAACAACGTCTGGAGTTATTAGTCGTGCAAAGTCTGCTATTCAGGAATTGCACAAGAAAGAGGGGAGGGTGACTGATTTATCTAAGCTAAAGAATGAGTCGGATGTTGATAAAGAACTTGAGAAGTATCCTGCGGATGTTCGATCTGACGTAAAGTCAATGTTTGCTAGAATTCCTACGCCTGATGCGGAAGGTAATAGGGTTAAGCCTGAGTGGTCAAAGTACGAACTGATGTCGCCAGATCAGATCGAAGTGGCAAAGCAATTGGCTAATGCCGAAAGCGCTACAGAATTCTTCCGGTCTCAAGGAAAAGGAGATTTAGTTTCTCAAGTGCTTTCTGCTGGCACTAGAGAGAAAACCGGCGCAATCATGGGCAGGGACTTTAGTACTCCAGAGGCAAAGAAGCTTGTTGCAGAGTTAAATAATCCTGAGTATTTGCATGCAAGCATGGTTAAGGGGATGGGGAATTACAATCACATTACTAGTGAGCTTGATAAATTTATTAAGTCTCAAACTGGCAGGAAAGAGGTTTTGCAGGACGATAGGTGGAGGATTCTTGAAAGCAATCCCGATGTAACCATTTCTCACCCAAGAGTTCCGGGCGAGACTATTACCATTCCTTTTAAGGATGCAGTTTATTCATTGCAGGCAATTCGTGAGTCTGTTAAAGAAGATAGGAATGCCTTGGCCGATGCCAATCTTGATAAGTTTGACGAAGAGACTGCTGGAAAATTCAGGGACTTATGGGGCGGACTGGAAAAAGATTATTCATCTTGGTCAAAGAAGACAGGAGACCAGACAAAGGCGGGGTATACACCTTTGGTCAAGAGTCTTCCGGAGGCGGAGGTAGATGCCGATGCTCATGATAAGATGATGGACAAGTTCCATGATATTGATGCTGGTTCAGGCACTGTTAAATCTGCATTGGATCAGATCGGGGAAGCAACGCCAGAGAGCATTAAGGATATTCCGGGAGATCAGTTTGCCGCTTTGTATATGATTGCTCAAGAGCAGAATCACGAAAATGCAAGCTTGTTTGAGGAAGATCTCGCTAGAAGGAATGAAGAGTCGAAGTCTGCTGCTGCAAGGGCTCAGGAACGGGCATCAGAAAAGCAGAAAACAGAGACGGCAAAATCGCAAGAGCTTGCTGCCTCGGAAGAGATAGTTCCAGAGACAGAAGAACCTTCGACTGTAGTTGCGGGGATTGGTGAAGATCAGTTCTCTGAAATGAACTACGAAGAGAAACGCGATCATGTTGATAGCCTGCTAGAGTCGATCAGATTTTCTGGCGTTCAAAAGCCTGAAGCTGGTGTTCAGTCTTTGTCCGAATCAGAACTGGAAGAAATGCACTCAGACATCTTGAGTGAGGTGGAGAGTGACATTGCACGAATGGGCAATTCTAGGACAACAAAGAAACAGCTAGAGGACTTGGCGGATAAGTACGGAGTAGATGTTTCTGAATTCTCTAAGGAGTCTGAAATTTCATCTGCCATTACTGAGTCGATTAAGGAAGAGAAAAGAGAGGCTGTAACCTCTGAGCAAGTTATTCCAGAGGCTCCGGTTACTGAGGTAGAAGATCCGGGTACTGGGTTTATTGACCTTGGGGCTCCGCCTGAAACTGGATTGGCTATTACTGATGCGACTGACGTTCCTTCTGCTCCGAAGACCGAGTTGATTCCAGCCGGTCAGAAAGATGCTGGAACGGGGTTGACGACGGAGGTTGTGGACGAAGCTGGTGAAATGGATCAGGATGTCCTTAGAAAATCAATGGACATGGATGCTATTCGTGAAGCCATGAGTGGGATTGAGACAAGTGATTTGGAGCAATATCTTTCTAGTGAAGAGAGAGGTCCGAGAGTAAATCAAATGCTCAAGGACATTAAGAAGATTGAAGATCCAGATACTCGGTCTCAATTGACTGCATACTTGTTTGTGGCAGGGACTCCGGGCTTTATTAAGCAGGATGTTTCTCAGAAGACGAAAGATTTTATATCCAACGGCTTGCTGGCAGATTTGGAATCAAAGATTAGTGAGTCAATGCCTCCAGAGCGAGTAGGGACTACTGCTTTTGGAAGTAGGGAAGATGTTTCTGAACCACAAGTGACTCGCGTTAAGCCAGAGCCCGAACCCGCTGGGGCGCTTCCTTCGCCTAGAGACGCAGCTTTTATGCGTGGTCAGGAGATTGAAGATCTTAAAGCAGAGTTGACACAGAGAGGAATTAAGTTCCTTCCGGGTGAATCGAGGGATGAGCTTAAGAAAAGGCTGGAGGCTGGTGTTTCATTTACAGAATTTACAGATGCACAAATTGGAAAGATGGATGCTAAGAGGCTCAGGGCGTTGCTGACTGAAGCGAATAAGCCATTTGCAAGCAATGCCAGTGTTGGCGAGCTTAGGAAAGAGCTTAAAGACCACCGAGATGATTTGATCAAGGCGGATGAAGAGGCGAAGGCTGCTGCTGCACAGGTGGATGAAGGTGACAAAGAGACGGCAGATTACATTAAGCAGATTGAAGACGTAGCCAGAATGGCTGAAGTATCGAAGGACTCGGAAGAATATGTTCAGGGAATAGGAAATCTTATCAAGAGTGCTGAGCAGCAGAAGGTTGAAATTGCAGAGAACGTCAGGGATTACAGAACCGATCAAATGGTCAAATCGCTGGTCGATACTTGGGAAGAAAGAAATCCGGGCAAGCAGCTTTACACCAGTGAGATTGCTGAGCGGTACAAGGTTGAAGAAAACATTGCATCTCATCTAAGCGATTATCAAGATGCCCTTGTGGGCTTAGGTAGCCTAAGCAAGCTTCATAGGCATGCGGTAAGCGTTATGTATGGAGGTGGTAATGTTAGAAATGTTCCGCTTGAAGCCTTGCGTCGTGCAAGCAACCAAGCAGAGTATGTGATTGACCATGTGGTAACCACTCGACCGGAAGAGTTAATACAACAGCTTGTTGGGATTCGGGCTGATGCTCTAGAGAGTAAAGCCAGTCAGCTTTTAGAAGAAGGGAAGGCTAAGGCTATTGCTGATTTATTTGGGGTTCCGCTGAGCGATGTCCAGATTGATCCAGTTACTGGAAGCTCTAACTTTGACAAGGCGCTTGAGGCTAACACTTTGGAGAAGTGGAGAAGAGGTAGTGGGACTGAGGAAGACCCATATCAATATTTTGATATAGATGAAATAAACAAAGAACTGCAAGATGCCTACGAGAGTAAGGCTCGCAGAACAACTCCACCTCCGGGGGCTGACCCGCAAGCTGCACGGGCAGGCGCACCTCCAGTTGCAGGTACTGATTTTGCAGATGTCAAACTTAGTACTGAGCGGTCTAGCTTGTTGGAGAAGGCAAAGGATCGAATCCAAAGAAAGGGTCGTGATGGATCTTTCCTTATATCTGATCAGCAGCTTGAAGACGGGGCTAAGGGATTTGGATTTGTTAGTAAAGAAGAGTTGGGCAAGTTGAACAGGAGTCAATTGGAATCGAAATTTGCTGCTGGCCTTGAAAGGAAGCTTAAGCAGGACCAGCTTGTTGAGGACCATGGCATTGATGAGTCAGATCCAAAGTTTGCAGAGTACAAACTGCTTGCAAGGCAAATGGGCTTTGAAGGAAATATGGCTGATAGAGTTGCAAAGGACAGGTTTGTTCAAGAGAAAGCTGGCGATGCTATTCTCGCTAAGAACAAGGCTGAGTCTGAGGCAATCATTGCAAAGAATGTAGAGAACACTAACTACAAGGACTGGGTGTCTAAGCGTAGTGCATTGGTTACTATGTTTGGCGATGCAATGATTGGTACTACTGGTAGAAAGATTAAAGAGTTGCCAGAGTTTAACAAAGACACTATGGCACAAATGGACTCTAACGTCTTAGCCACGGCTGAAAAGTATCTAGGATTCAATCCGAATGAGGATAGATTCCAGCGTGATACGGTAGAAGAAACGAAGAAAGCTCAGGTCGAAGGTGCATTCGAGCATCTCAAGCAGAACATTGACGACATGAAGGGAATGACCAAGCAGTACTCTGACTTCATGAATAGCCTTGGCAATGAGACGGCTACTAAGCTGGCAGGGGACTTAGGTCTTAATAAGAGTGCAATGCTTGAGTTTGGGGAAATGCCACTGCACAAGCAGGCTTTTGTCGCTTCTAAGCTTCTGAATCATGCGGCTGTCCTTGGAGGTCATAAGCCAGACAGGACTAAGGGTACGGTTGGCGGGATGGCTGATTCGATTGATTACTTGCTGAACAACCGGAAGGCGGTAGAGAATGCAATGAGGAAGGAATATGGTTCCAGCTTTGCGTTCGAGGACTTGAACTGGAAGCATATCACCCTGATCATCTTTACCCTTCTGGCAATGTCTACTCTGAGTGCTATTGGTAGGAGCCGATAGAAATGAACAATCCGGCTAAAGAACTGATGAATGTCATGCGGTCCCATCCTGATTCCAGAGATGGGGTGGTGGAGACGGATGATGTTCCTGCTGTGCTGGCAGAGCGTGCGTATGAATATCTCCGATCCTATGGAGATGACCTTCGCACGTTTGAGAAGGATGC